GAAGATACTGATATTGAATTCGATGATGAAGAATCTGATGAAGAATCCGATGAAGATGAATTCATGGATGTTGAAGTTGATGATAAAGTATTAGCAGAAAATAACAATAGATTTAAAAATACAAAAGTAATGAAAAATAATAGAAAAGAGGCTCTTAAAGATTTAAGAGATGTTAGTTTTAATAGACTTGTTGAGGCATATTACAATATGAATGAAAGTGATGCCTTTATTGTCAAAGAAGAAAAATACATGGATGAAATGAATTACATGCATGAAATGGATTACATGGACGAGCCAGAAGAAGATGATAATGAAATGGATTACATGGACGAGCCAGAAGATGAGGATAAAATGATGGATGAAATGAATTACATGGATGAAATGTATGGCATGGATGAAATGAATTACATGGATGAAATGGATTACATGGATGAAGAAGATACTCTTTATGAAGTTAATTTCCCTAAAAGTGAACCATCATCTTTAACTGATGACGAACTTAATGAAATGCTTGCTGACATGGATATGGAAGAAGGAATGGATATGGAAAGAGGAATGGATATGGAAGAAGGAATGGATATGGAAAGAGGAATGGATATGGAAGAAGGAATGGGTATGGAAAGAGGAATGGGTATGGAAAGAGGAATGGATATGAGAGGTAAAATGGGTATGGAAAGAAATAAAGGAAATCGTAATGATGATTTTATGGAAAAAGATATGTTTGAAGACCTTACTATGGAAGAACTTGAAGAAATTAAAGAAATGCTTGATGGAGATGATATGTCATCTGAAGGTTCTCATCAAGGTAAAATGCATAGCCCAAAAGATGATTTTTCGAGTGAAGAAGATATTGAAAGAATGATTTCTGAAATGGAAGCAGATGAAATGGAAGAATCAAGTTTAAGAAATCAAGCTACCAAGAAAAACCGTGGTAATCGAGGTGCTATGCCCCCTAGTGGTAGACCTCATCGTCAATCAGGAATTCTTGAAGAAGAAATGATGGATGGAGATGAAGAACAACTTGATGAATTTTTTAGTGGCTTAAAAGGTGCTTTTGGACAAGCTGCTGCTGGTATTAGTAAACTTGGTTCAACAGCTAAACAAGCTGTTGGTAAATATGCTGCCGAAATTGGACAAGCATATAATAGTGCTGAAGTTAGTAATGAAGTTAAAAAACTTGAAACTCTTGCAATGAATTTGGGTAAACAAGTTGGTGCTTTAAATTCCAGACTTCAAAAAGCAGGAAAACAACCATTACCTGCTGCTAGTTTGCTTATGACACTTACTAATCAAATTAGAAGTGGTGGTAATATTTCACTTGCAAGTAAAAATATTGGGCAAACACAAGCACAACCACAAGGTCAAGCACAAGGTCAAGCACAAGTACAAGAAGAAATTGAAGAATTACAAGAACAACTTAAAAAAATTAAACAAGAAAAAACAAATCTTCAAGAAGGGTTTGTAAATAAAGTTAAATCATTAGAGAATAAAGTCTATGATGTAACAATTAGTGCATTGAAAGCAGGATTTGTAAACAAGTTTTTACTTGAGCATCCTTTAAGAGAAAACGAAAAATTAGAAATTATTCATCGTTTCTCAAACGCACAAACTAAAGAACAAATTAAAGAAACTTATATTTCATTAACAAATGAGTTTGCAAAAGGGCAAACAGTTAAAGATGGTTCAATGTTGAATGAATCAGTACAAAATAAAGTTGGTAAAGTTCATAGAACTGACAATGCAGTTGTTAGAGAAAAGAACTTAATGAACGAAAATGATGAATCCAATAGGTTTAAACAATTGCTTAACTATAATTTTAATAAGAAAAAATAAAAAACAGAATTTTTCTTACTATTTAAATTAAACAAAAAAAATTATGTACGGAATTACCGAAATTTTAAATTCAGGAAAAGTTGGACAGGAGTACAAGCAACTTCGTGAACAACGTGAATTGATTACCGAAAAATGGAATCAATTCGGATTGCTAGATGGCCTTGAGGGGTCTATGGCAGAAAACATCGCTCAGTTATATGAGAACCAAGCGTCTTACCTAATCAATGAATCAACTGATGCTACATCTTCAGGTTCATTTGAGACAGTTGCGTTTCCAATCATCAGACGAGTTTTCCAAAAATTGCTTGCAAATGAAATCGTATCAGTTCAGGCTATGAATATGCCAATTGGTCGTTTGTATTTCATTAACCCTAAAATCTCTGTTAGAACTAACAATAACACCCAACATAGTGCATTTGATGGTGTTTATTCTAATGCTGCTGCTAACTATAATTCAACTTTCCCTTATGCAAAATCAGCAGGTACTACTTACCAAACCACTTCATTGTATGATTCATTCTACAATAATGGTAGTGATTTTGATGATATTGGTGGTCTTTTTGACAGAACTAAAGGTAGAGTTAATCCTAGGTCTATTGCTGCTGCTACAATCGTTTCAGGTACTCCAGGTGGTGCAAATGGTTCACCAAGAGTTTTAGTTAAATTCTCAGGATTTACTATTACCAATGAAGGTAAGTTATCAGGCCCAATTGGTAGCCCTGTTGATACTGAATCATTCTTAATGAGTTTAAAAATTACAGCAACTTCTGCTTTAACTTCTCAGGCTGATGGTTCAACTATCATTGCAGCAGGTGACCCAATTCCTTTTAGACTTCCAATGCAAGCTTATGCAAAAGAAATCGTTGCTAAAGGAACTGATTATATTATTGTTGAGTTAATTCTTAACTCACCTATAAGTGGTGGAACAGTTTATGGTTCAAATACTTATGGTACAGGTACTTTTACAGGTTTAAAATCTGCGGCTGCATTTACTGCTGCTAACCTTACTGCTACTTGGAAAGAATACTCTTCTATGGAAGAAGATGCTGAAATTCCTCAAGTAACCTTTACTTTTGATTTCATTGACGTTTCTGTTGAAAAGAGAATGTTGGGTGCTACTTTCACTCCTGAACTTCAGCAAGACGTTAACGCTTTCCACTCAATTGATGTTGAGGCTGAATTAACTGCTCTTCTTTCTGAGGTTGTTTCGGGTGAAATTGATAGAGAAATTCTAAGAGACCTTCGTAAATCTGCTTCACATGTTGAAGTTTTTGATTACGCAGCATTTGATAGAAGATTTAATAATGTTGGTGCAGGTTTTGCAATTACTCGTAAAGATTACAACCAAGAGTTGATTACTAAGATTAATCAAATTTCTGCTCGTATCATGAAATTTACTCTTCGTGGTGGTGCAAATTGGGTTGTATGTTCTCCTGAAATTGCTGCTGTTCTTAATGACCTTGAGTACTTCCATGCTACTGATGCTTCTGCTGAAGAAACTAAGTTCTCTTTAGGTATTGAAAAAGTTGGTTCAGTTGCTAACAGATACACAGTATATGTTGATGCTTATGCTCCTGCTGGTGTTGTTCTTGTAGGACACAAAGGAGATTCAATCTTCCACGCAGGTTACATCTACGCTCCATATGTACCGTTGATGCTTATGCCTAAAACCATTAACCCTGCTGACTTCAAACCTGTAATGGGCATCATGACTCGTTATGCGAAGAAAGTTGTTAACAACAGGTTCTATGGTAAAGTATTGGTACAAGGTTTACCAAGTGCTTCTCCTTCTGAATTCATGTTAGATACAATTAACTAATCTAATTTAGAATAAAAAATTAAGAGGGTGGATTTATTCCACCCTTTTTTTTATACTATTTACAATAAAAAATGATTAAGATAACATACTCAAAAAAACTTGATGATTTAAATCCTGCTAAATTTAAGCATATATCGACATTTTTAAAATTTTGTAGAGATGAGTTAGATATAACAAATGACATACAAGTTTTTTTAATGAGGAAAGAAAATCATTTAAATATAACAACAGGAGGTTATAATCCAACGGATAAATGTGTTTATATTATTTTTCAAAAAAGACAAATTGCTGATGTATTAAGAACAATTGCACATGAACTTGTTCACCAAAAACAAGATTTGCAAGAAAAAATTGTTGGTGATATACCTGACATTGGAGGTGTAATAGAGGATACTGCTAATGCTCTTGCAGGTAGATTAGTTAAGATGTATGTAAAGAAATTTGAGGCTAGAGAAATTTACTCTCTATAGATTATAAATGCACTTATTCCTTGTGACAAAAATATATAATACCAAGGTATAGAAAGATAAAGTGAAAATATTAAAAATATAAAAAAACAAACCCATACTGAAAAACATTTAATGCATGTTCCAAGAGGTTTTGCTAATTTTTTTGATATTGGTTCTACATATTTTAATAATAAAATATAATACCAATCTAATATATTTCCTTCATTAAAGGAAAAGTCAGCCACTTTGGTTATCTGAGCAGAGCAGAAACCAATTACAATTGATAAAAACAAATTTTCCATTATCTTCTAGGTCTTTTGATAATTACTGATGGTTTTTTAGTGCCACCACATCCACAACTTTTATTTTCCATATTAAATCATATTTTTTAAGTTATCAGGCAATCTATAATCTTTTACATATGTTGCTGTAACATCATTATAGAATGCTTTATAGTTATACATTTGATTAGCTGTTTTTAAATTAGTTACTGTATTAATTTCATAAAATCTTTTAGTATTATTATCATCATATGAAAAATAATCACCTCTTTTAACATCAATACCTAATTTTTCCAATTCATCAATATAAATACCTAATTTAAGTGTTTCAACATTTTCATTAACTAACATACTACCGCCAATTTTTGTTTTTTCTCTAGGTGGTATTGAAATATAAACATTTAGTTTGTAAGGGCCAAGAAATTCTTTTTCATTTGGCATGCTTTCACCATATATATCTTTTTTTGATTCAACTATATTAATTGAATAGAGATATATTGAAATACCCATATCATCTGCAATATATTCCTTAGACATTCTAATGTCAGCTTCAAAATCTTTTTGATTATAAAATGAAGTTCTATTCATGGTTTATTTCCAAATTATACCTGTTTGAGGTGGAGTATATTGTAATACTTTATTTAAGTTTTCACCAATAATTGCTTTCTTTTCCATTATTTTAGCATATGTAAATTCTGATAATTGGTCAATAAGTTCTTTAAATATTAAATCTTTTTCCTTTTCATAATCATCGGCAAAGTACTTGTAATCAATCTCCAAAGTATCATCCCTTGTTGGTAGTTTAACTTTACCTGATGATTTTGCCCAAATGGTTGCAAGATATTTTTTAATATATGCTACTGCTAATCTTCTAACTTTATTTTTAGAAGGTGCATTTAAATTATCCCATTTTTTAATTCTAATAGGAACATCAGATGGTAATTTAACAACATCTTCATTCTCTTCTAAACATAAATCTCTTTGGTTATTATCTAATGTATCATAATAAAAGTACCATACTTTAGCACCATCTTGTGTTTTACCAAATTTACCTACAATTTCATCTCTACTACCAGGAATTGGATATAGATATAAATTTTTTGTTTTATTTGGACCAGGAGTTATTCGATATGTTAATTCACTTTGAATAATCTTTTTCTTTTGTAATCTATCCATAGTGGATAGGATTAGTGAAAATGATGGTAACATAGTTTGTGCAGGTGTATTACCATAATACCAACCCGAAGGTGCGCCAAACCAACCACCACCTATACCAATTGGGTCAAGAATATTAGTTGCAATTTGAGATGGTGTATACCAAAGAACTTCATTAATTTCTCTTCCTGAAGGGATTGAATATACTTGAGTATTAGCTGAAATAGTTACAAAATCACTTTTAAGTTCCCAATCACCTAATGTAGAGATACCTGTTTGTTTTCCATATGCAATGGCAAATGATTTTTCAAAATCTAATGATTTTGTTGTGAATGCTTCTACAAAGTTAGCTGAACCAATATCTAATCCTTCCAATGAAGACCATTGTTGTTCTATTAACCAATTATCCAAATAAGAGATATAGTCTTCTAAAGCCATTTCAACATGAGTATCAATAATATCTTCTGTAACCCAATCTCCGTAATCACGGACAGGTTCACCTATTGATACTCTAATTTGCCTATAAAGTTTTTGTTGCTCTTGTGAATCTTTAAAAATCATTATGACTTATTTATTATAAATAGTCATGATATCATCTATGTTTTTTAATTCATTCACTTCTTCAATCTTTTCTACAATCTCATTTTTAGGTTTTTTAGATGTAGTTGTTACACCACGAAGAGAATTAATCTTTTTACTGATTGTTTCTTCAAGTTGTCTTTTTTCTTGTTCAACTTTTTGATTTAATTCATTAATCATTTTTTCTTTTTCCAAGAATGTATTTTTGATTTGAACCAAAATGTTAAAAAGTTCATCGGTGTGTTCAACATTTTTTAAAAGAAATTGATAGATATTATATTTTCTACCATTATCTTCAAATGTCTTTTTTGGATTTTCCAATATGTAAACCTCATTTTCATCATAAAATGGTGTTATATCCCAATCAGATGGGAATGATACATATAAATCGACAAAATCATCAAAGTTGATTTGTACGATGTATTCTCTTAATTCTTCAATTATTTTTTTAAATTTCATAGTATGATAAATGTTAATAAATAAGTTATTGCTAAATAAAAATATTGTTTTTCTTTTTCAGTTAGTGATTCAGATAATTTTTCAATTTTTATTATACATCTTATAAAGATATATAAGACATAAATACTGAATATTAAAGAACCGCAGAATAAAAATATTGGTAAAAAATTACCTAAAAAAAATGTTATTAATTCTGTCATTATATTATTATACCTCTTGAGGTTATTATTTTCTTATTACTTTTTATTGTTCTTAATTTACTAATTCTATTAGTATTTATTAATTTTTGTTCTTTTGTGAGTTCAATTACTTCAGTTATTTTATATATATTAGAATTAATAGCAACCACATCACCGTTTAATATATCAAAAGTTTTTTTAACTTTATTAATTTTTATTTTAAAATAATCTTTTAATGCATCTTGTTCTGTTTTAGAACATTCAAAAAATCTAAAGTCTCCTGTCAAAGCATTAAAAAAAGATATTTTCAAATAAAACGTATCAGCAGTTGTTGGTATAAAATACGATGGAATATAAATATTCGTGTGTTCTTTAACGATTTTTTTGAAATAAAAATTTATGTCAGTTGTTGTAGCAGTATAAATTTTTGTTAATTTAACAAAATTTCTTGAAAGTAATAATTGATTTGTATTTGAGTAATTATCAAATAAATCAAATATATAAAAACTTTCATCTGTATAATTATTTCTTCCTGTTGTTCCTGTAAAACCTGCTGCTTCATAAGTTGCAGTATTATTGAAATATGGTCTTATTACAAAATCTTTACTTGGTTTGAAAGATATGTTTTCTTGGTCTTGATTTGTTGCTAAAGATTCTTGAATAACTTTTTCAATTTCTGAATTAATATATTTATAAATTGATTCACTTTTTGGGCCAAAATCATGCTGTTGATTTATGTCAATATTCAAAGTGTAACTACTTAAATCCTGTGTTGTAATACTTAACATATAGTTTTTCTTTTAGGGGCAATTTTTATATTTGCTCTATTCAATTTAAAGTTTCTAACCTCAAAATTAGTTGCAAAATCATTAAGCAATGAAACAGTATTTTTATCTGATAAATTTGGTTTTAAATAAAGATTAATATCATTAAAATAATAATGTTTATTATTAATAAATGGTAAATCATAATTATTTGGGTCTCCATAAACCATTAAATCTCTCCAAACATATCTATTATTATCATAAATAGCATTTTCAGGTGGTGTTACAAAAGATAAAGTATTATCAAATGTTACATCATTTGTATTAAGGTATTTTTTTAATTCTATCTTATGAAATGGATTATATACAAAAGAAAAATCTACCTTTATTGTATTATTTACAACAGTATATGTAAATGAAGAATAATAAAGATTTTGATAATCTTGAAAACTTAAATCAGATGGTGTATTTTGTACATATGTATCTTCCAATGTTAATTGTAATATATATTCTTTTTTAACTGATTCATTAAATAAATAATTTGTTTTATCAAATTCAATCGTATTACCACTTAAAGTAGGTTTTGTTGTATCTAATAAAACTTTTTGATTATAATCACCATTACCCATATTAAGATAATTTCTTATAAATCTTAAATTTTTATTAATATTATCACTTGTTATTTTTATATTATAATAACTTAAACAACTAATTAATTTATCATAAAAATATTTTCTAAATTCTGCTGCATTATAATTTGTACCATTTATAATAGTATTAGCGATATTCAATGTCATACCTGTTATTGAAAATCCGAATATTGTATTAGGATGTAATTCATTTAAATAATAATCGGTTGATAATACTTTTTCATAAGCTTCATAGGTTGTCATATTTTTGGGAATAAATCCTAAATAGACATTATTATCATAAATAAAATCATTACCTAATCTAACTAATTTATTTGGGTCAACATTTATATTATCAAATTTAAAATTATAAAGTTTTTCATTGTAAATATTTCTTGAAAAACCAAAATAACTTAATTTAAAACTATTATCATCTGTTATTGCTGTTAATAATTCTGTATAAAAATAACTTGTTGCACTAATTGATGTGTTTGGATTTGTTGTTGCTGTTTTTGATATTTGAATATCAGTTAGTCTAAATAATTTTATATCAAAATAATCTTCAAAATTAAAACCTGTTGTTAGATAATCATCATTAAACATATCAACAATTTCAGTTGGCATTGTTTTTTTATTTCTCAAAAAAGAAACATAATTTATATTACCATAAATCCTATAATTTTTTGAATCGTTTCTTTCTTTTGTAAATAAATCAGCTAAAGAAATAACTCTCGTATTATTAAATTCATTTACATCACTTAAATTTTGTTTTAATGATATATTTAAATTTAAATCCTCATCTTGAGCAAGTAAATATCTTTTATTAGGTTTTATGTGTTCCATTAAATTATTCCCGAACCAATTAAAAATTTAATAACATCATTGTTGTTTGTTGATTTTAAAAAATAATAAAGATTATCATCATTCCAAGTAGGTGAAGCAGGGTCATTATTTTGTCTTTCTTGATTGGTTATGTTGAATTTTACTGGACCATTTCCTGAAGTAATATTACTTTTTCTTTCATAATTATTGGGGCTTTTTAACATACTTTTATCATATGCAAAACCATTATCAGGATTACCATAAAAATTAACAATATCGGTTTTATCTAATTTTATAAATTTTGTTTGAATATAATCACCATTAGCAAACCATTTACTATTCCTTTGTTTACCACCCAAAAGGTCATTATTATCTTTTAATCTATTTGGTGTCATAATATGTGAACATACATATTTATCATTTAAAGCAGTTGCCCATGAATTATTATAATCTGTAGCATATTTCGTTGCAATTATTTCTGTTGCTGCTATTGCAAGACCAACAGGATTTAAAACCAATGGTGCATATCTATAAAATTGCACAACTCCTTTAAAAACAGGATTTTTTAAAAGTTTTCCAACTGCTGTATCTGCAAATGGTTTTGAAGTATTATACATAAAGTTTATAAAATAAACACTCATGTTTAACCATTGATTTTTTATTGCGTATGCGTATGTGTGGTCTGCCATAATTTATTATATATTACTAAACTGTAAGAAAATTATTGTTTGTTGAAGAACCATAATAAGTTTGAAAAGTTCCACTATAAAATGTAGTACTATCTGAAACTCTTTCAGTATTTGCATTAATTCTTGTTTCAATATTCCAATTTGTTATTGTTGGGTCTGAAGAACCTGCTGGTACATTTTGATGCCATTCTTTGAAATAATAAAGATTAAATAAATCTATTCTAAAAATAAAAAGTATTTTATTATTATTGTATAAAGTACCAAAACTTACAATACCGTTATTATTATCTTTATTAACAACCAAATATTCACCATTTACATCTTCATTACCATTAATATCTAAAAGATTACCAACATATGTATTAAAATAAGTTTTTTGTGAAGGGTCTGAAATTTTTATTCTAAAACTCCAATCTTTATCATTAAAAATATTACCAATACTATCAACAACAAAATTCTTATCTAATTCAATTGCTAATGTTAATTGATATGTATCTTTATTATTATCTATCATATCATAAATGTTTATACCTAACTTTTCTTTTGATGGTATTATGTCACTTACAGGTGGGGTTGAATCTGATTGATAAAATTTAATAGCTAATGGTGTATTTACAGGACCATGATATGTTGGTGACATTGTTGTATTATAGATACTAGAAAATGTTGATATATATTCTGTGGTTGGGTCTGACGCTTTTCCTGCAATAAAAGTCCAGTTTGTTATTTCACTATTGTTTGTAAATGAAAACCAATTTTTAAAATTAATTGGGTCAAATCTTACTTGAAAATATTTAACTTTATATGGCGCACTTCCTCCTATTTCATAATTACGATATGGTGCTAAATTTTGAATTGATACTAAACAATCATTATTTGGCCCTAATAATTCATCATCTAAAAAACGATTTTGAAACTCAGATAATTGTGTCGGATTTGGTTTTATTTGGAAATCCCATAAATCATTTGTGCTTGAAACATAAGTGCTATTTAATAAAATTGTTATAAAAAGATTAACATAATCATTTGGATATGTCACGTTATAATTATAAATATTTAAACCCTTTATAGCAAAATTAGCATTTTCCCAATTAGCCGAATTTTCATTTATCCTATAAAATCCAACAAAACTTGGTTTATTAGTTGGTTCTGGTCCTGGAGGTTCTACATCAGTTAAAAAGTCACCATTGTCAATATTATTTATATTACCATCAATACCTAAATAAGTTAAATGATTATAAAATGATGTATATTCAAGGTCTGAATTATTATTTCTATTATATGTTGATGGTGAATATGTGTCATCAGGAGTATTAAAAGCACCTGTAAATAATATATTAGTTTGTTCATCCCAACCAATTGTTTTAGGTTCTAACATATCATCATCACCACTTTCTTGATTTTGGTCAAAAGTAGCTTTTCTAACTTCATTATATTGTGCTACACTATATATCTCACCAAAATCAAAAGTAAAGTGTTTCCATATCCAAGTAATTGGATTTATGTTATAATCAAAATATTGTGGTATTTTTAGTTTAATTCTAGCAGTTCTATCTCTTGTAGGTGGGTTATCGGGTTCTTCTTTATGTGAAAGAAGAAAATAACCTCTAAATTGTGTAAATATACCAATATCTGAATTGGGGTCAACTTCTATTAAATCACCCTCTTCATTAGTAATAACTTTTTTTCTATTTGGTGGCAATAATACAACAAAATTACCATCATTAATATATTTTATATATTTATTGCTTTGTAATAATTCAATATCACTATCACTATCATATTGTGTTGATATTGTAGTGTTATCGGGTGATAAATTATTTAAAGTATCACAAATTGCATCAGGTACTGTATTTTTTATTGACATTACTTTAATATCAATATCACCTCTTTTGTGTTTATCTAAAAATAAAGTATCAGTTATTTCTCCACCTAATAAAGTTATTGCTTTATCTCTTGTACAAGCATCAGCTAATTTCAATCTTAAATCAAAAGGTTCAGAATTAACTTTACCACCTCTTAAAGTACAGTATCTTTTTTGAAAGAAAAGAAAATTAAAAAATGGTATTATATATTTTACTCTTAGACCAAGACAAATTTTAAAACTATTACAATCTGCTCTTTGATAAGGTGTATTTTTATTTATATTAACAATGTCATTATCTGAACCAAAACCAATAATTTGTAAACATATTCTTATACTAATTGAATAATAAATTGATATCCAATTATTTGTATTATCTGGGGTACAATTACCAATTAAATCAACACAAAGACTTCTTAAACCAATTAATGCTCTAAAAACAATTCTATCTCCCCACCAAGCAGAGTTGTTTTGTGTAAAGTAATTACCGATAACTGTACTAAATGGTCTTATCTTTTTTGTGATATTAAAATCAATTCTATTAATACCAACACTTGTATTTTCTTGATTTTGTGACCATAATGGATTTACATATATTGGTAAATTTTGTATATCAATATTTGGTAATCTTTCTAATGGAATATCTTCATTGATTAATGTACCTGTTTCATTAAAATAATTTTCAGAATAACCATCTAATTTTAATAATGCTGCTGTGGTTGAAAACTTACCAATATCGGTAATATCACAACACATAGTAACAACATAATTTCTATTTGATGGTACTGTTAAAATATAATCACCGCTTTCATTTGTAACAGTTGTATATCTTAAATATTTATCATAGACATATGCTACAGTTTCATTAACTAATATTTCTTCTTTTTCGGGGAATGTACCCACAGGTGTTATTGGTGTTGCACCAATACCAAATTCATTATCAGGAAACCCATTAACATTTCTATTTTTAGCATATTTTGGTAAAAGATTATATACTTTACCTGAACTATCTTTATCATATACTGTTTGATAGGGATATAACGCTAATGCTTCGATTTTTTTAATATCATCTAAACTTGTCGGAATTATTTCTTCGTTTTCATCAATTGGGACGAATACTGAAATACGACAGTTTGGTATACCAATACCTGTACCTAAAACTCTACCGACAATAACACCATAATCTGCATCAAATAATCTATAGATATCTTTTTGAAATATCTTTAATGATAGGATATCTAGAGATTCATAGGTTTGGTCAAGTTTCACATTAATGAACTTATCACCTATGTTTGTTTTTACTCTAATGGATTTGTGATTCTTATTGTTACTTCTTAGAAAGTTAAAAAAATTCATGATAGTTTCTAATAAATAGTTCTTAACTATTTATATAAAATCATTATAAGTGGCAAAAAAGTTTAAATATATTGGTAGTAAAGCTGTTAACAAAGATTCTTTACCATCATTTTCAGTTTTTAATGATACCTTTCAAACCACTATTTTTAATGGTGGGATTAAGCTATCAACCAAATTTGCAACTAACCAACAGATTAGTAGGGAGAAGCGTATTATTATAACACAAAAAGATGTTACACTTAATGATTTAAAAATTAATAACATAGCCGAACTTAATAATTTTATTAAGATTACAAATAAACTAAAATTAAATCTTGATACTGTTAATTTATCAAACTATGCGGTTTATGGGTCACTAAAAGAGAAATTTAGAGTTGCGGTAAATAATATTATTAATAAATTTCCTGGTGGTTTAGCAGTTAAGACTTATTTGAGTGGTGTATCATATTTTAATATATTAGATTACACATATGATTCAGCAAATAATATTTCAACATTTAGAAGTCCAATAACTATAATTGATAATCCATTCTTTTTAAATTTATATTCTAATTCCAATTTATCATCATCAATAATTAATAATGTTACAACAAGATATCTTGATTATGTATTATTATATAATAACATTGATTATGGTATAAATGGTTTTACGGGTTTTAGTAATTCAAATTCTTCTTATTTATATTTTAGTATAAATGGTAACCCTTTTGGTGCATTTTCAGCAAATTCAATTAGTGATGAATTTGTTATTAAACCAAATGATATTGAATTTAATAAATTCTACAATTCATTAAATGAACTTGAGAGATATTTTTTAAATAAAAATGCAAATCCAAAATATAGTTTTGATTTTAAGATACCTGAAATTGATGAAGATGATGATTTAACTTTTATTAATTATACTTTTCAATTTCCTGTAAAAGGTGATGGTTATAATTTAGATACTGATTCATTAAATTATGTTGATTTATTAGAAAAATTATTTTCAATTGGTGATTTGTATGATGAATACAAATCAAATTTAATTATAAGAAAATTTATTCCAAAAACTTTAATAGATTTTGATGGTACTGATTCTTTTAAATCAGAATCAATGTTTAAAATTTATGGTAAAGAAATTGACGAAATTAAATTATTCATTGATTCATTAATGAGTATCAATACTGTTACTTATGACAAAATTAATAATATTCCTGATACTTTAATTAAAAATCTTGCAAGAACTTTAGGGTGGAAGGCTCAGAATATTATTAATGATAAGGATTTATTATCTTCAGTTTTTGCCAATGATAGAAGTGGTGATACGGATATATCTGCTTCACTTGCTGAAGTTGATATTGAACTTTGGAGAAGACTTACAATTAATACTGCTTGGTTTTTAAAATCAAAAGGTACAAGAAAGGCTATTGAAACTATATTTACTTTTATTGGCGCACCCGATTGTTTAATCTCTTTTGATGAACATGTTTATGTGGTTGATAGTCCAATTAGTGCTAGATATGCATTATCAAATTTAATCGGTCCTGAAGATAATACTTTAGCTATACCACCATATGATGAAAATGGTTTTCCTATTGCACCTAGTGTAAAATCTAGTCAATATTTTCAAGTAAGTGGAAATACCGATTCAGGTCAAGAATATATCAACATATATAGAAGACTAGGTTATAATGTTACAAAAACTGTTGATAATAAAAAAGCATGGGTTTATTATGAAAGTGCAAATACACATTCGTCAAGCGGTAGAAATACAAACTACAATATTAATGATTCAAGATTAATTATTAACACCAAAGAAGTTACTATAAATATTGATGCAGCTAGAGCAATTGAATGTGATGTTTATAATTTTAATCAAGATTATAATTATCCTGTTTCAAGTACAGGTAGAACTTCTCCATATCCACAAAGAAGTTCAAATATATTTGGTACAACACAATTAACATTTGCTGAATATGTACAAGAAATATATTCTAAATTTATTAATGCACAGAATAGAAAAGTTACTGAATCGGCAATTGGTTCTCACTATCCTTCATTAACAAAACTTTATTATGATTATTATTCAAATAATAATTCAAATAAAAGAAATTTTGCTGATTTAAATAAATATATTGATAATTTAGATAATATTTTCGATACTTTTGTTAAACAATTTATTCCTGCTACGACCATATTCAATGATAGTGCATTTAATATAAGAAATAGTGTTTTTACACCTCAAAAATATGCATATAAACATGGTATTGATGATGGTTCTGAGTTTGAAGTTGAAATACAATTGCCAATTGAAACTGATGTATCTTTAGTTAGTATTGAGTCTGAATTTTTTGATACATTTGATAATGATATACCAATAGCAACAATAGAGAGTAGTGTAAGTGTTAGTGATAATGGTAATATTGATACTGATTTTTTTGCAAATGTTGAACAAAATGTAAATTTATCACCATTATGGAATTCAAAGGTTTGTGAAAACGAAAAATCTTCTTTTGCTTTAACAGGTGCAACAAAAATTGAATTGTCTAGTTTAACTCAAACATCAATATTTAATAAAACAACTGAAACAGGACATACTTTAACATTTAACTTTACATCTGCTACTTCAACATTGTCAGCAAATACTACTTTATTCTATTATTCAATTCACAAATATGATAGAGATATTGGTGGATTTAGTGAAACATCTGTTTATACTGCTAAGACATTAGGTTATACAGCATTTACGGGTTCTAGTATATTAACAAATGTAATAAGTGGTTCATATTTATCTTGTGATTCAGAATATATAATTAAACCATATTTTGAATATACAACTTGTCTTGATACAGGTACAACAATTACAATTATACCATCATCAAGTACAGTATATGAATATTTTATTATTTCAGGTTATCCATATCAATCATTTACAAGAACCACATATGAGTTTATTGAACCTAGTACAATAACTTCATCAATACCAATTAATGTTATTTCAAGTGAAAATAAATTATATTCAGAAAGTAACTTATTTTTTAATTATAATACATTAACTGCAAATACAGGTTCAAATATTACAACATTAATTAATAAAACTGCTTATACACCATCATTTAATTATTACAATAAATTAGATGATTATTATTTTGTTTCACTTTGTGAACCTGAAAAACCTGTTTTATCTTTTCCGTCAACAAGACCTGACGACCAAAGTTCATTATTTGTAGAAACAATACCTGTTACTAATGATGTTTTTTCATCATTTACAATAACATATGAACCAATTGGTGAAGTTTTAGTTTCTGTAAATGGATTAACATTACAAAAAAATTTAGAATATAGTAATGATGCTAGTATTACAATTACAAGCATAAGAAACAGGTCTTTTACGTTATCACAATCTTTAATAAAAAATCAGAGTGATGTTTTAACTGTTGCTTACTATAGAAATGTTGCTAATACGCAACAATTGGTTAAAGAAGATTTATTATATACAGGTTCAAGTCAAATAGTTAGTGCAAGTACGGGTTTTTATGAAATAACTTTATCAAAGAATAGAATTAATAATAGTGATATTGCGGTTTTTGCAAATGGTAGCTTATTAATGAAAAATACTGATTATCAAGTATCATCATATGATGATAATAAAGTAATATTATTATTTCAACCACCAACTAATCCTATTACAATATCTGTTTCGTATTTATCAAATTTTTTATTTGATTCCTCTACACTAATTGAAGCAACAGGTCCAAATTATACTGTTAATTGGTCATTGAATAATATAATATCTAATAATCAAATTGGTAAATTTGTTCATCAATTTTATGATTTAGCAAATACAGGATTGACAGGAACGACTCTTTATTCAGCAGAAACAGCATATGCTTATAATACAACACAATTCTCAAATACATTTGGATGGCAAAGTGTATCATTAACACCAGGAACAACGTATTATTATAGAATTTCATCTGAAAAATATTTTACAACAATAAATAATATTAATTTAAGTTCAGTAACTTATAGTGAAACATATAGACTAAAAATACCATTATAATATGTCAGAATTAACTTACGGAAGAGAATATATTAAAACATCATTAAATAATAATAAACCATTAGCAATTAATAAAAATGTTGTTATTGCAAAGGTACTTGATACTGATGACCCTAAAAATGGAGGAAGAATAAAAGTTTTTATTGATGGTATTGACCAAGTAACAACACCTGTAACTTCATTACCATATGCATATCCATTAATGTCAAGAGTATTACATGTAATGCCAAAAGTTGGTGAGGCAGTATTAATATTGATGGCAGATATAAAAGTTGATAAGCAAGACCAATTAACAGGTAATAGATTTTGGATTGGTCCATTACTTACCAATTATGAATTTATTAATTATGATAATACAGATGTAACTGCATTACTTACCACAAAAAATACATATGCAATAAATAAAAATATTACTTCTGACCCTTTACAAGGTTCTAAATCACAAAATAGAAAGTCTGATGAATTAGATATTTTTCCTGTTGATACTAACACACCACCTCAAAGAGAATCTAATTTAGATGATGTGACAATAGTTGGTAGAAATAATACGGATATTACTCAATCTGAAAATAAAATTACATTAAGAGCAGGTAAACATAAAAAAGATAAACCAACAAACTTTAATAATATTAATCCTGCATATTCTATTTTAGAATTTATTCGTGAAAATGAAAACGAAAATGAAAAAAACTCATATTCATTAACTGTTGGTGATGAAATATTTCTAATAAGTCATAAAGGTAAATATAGTTTTAAAAAAGTATTAACAAAAGATGATATTGATTCAATGAGACAAAATTCTCAATCAATGCTTTATGGTGAATTAACCGTTACTTATTTAAAAACATTAACAGAAGTATTTTTAAATCATATACATACACATCCACAAGAAACACCAACATATAAGGATGGTAAAAGAGGTAGGATAGATGAATTAAGAGAGCAATTGAAAAACATTGAAAATTTATTAGCTAAAAACGTCAAAATTAACTAAGTTTTGGTTTTCTAAACTATTTATAATAAATCATATTATAAAACATGGCAAATTTTAATTTTAAATCACCTAGCGTCAAATTTCAAGAAATAGACAGGAGTTTTGCTTCAACTCCATCGTTGGGTATCACATCAGTTGGTATGGTTGGGGAAACCTTGAAAGGTCCAGCTTTCTCACCTGTTCTGATTACAGATAGAACTGAATTCAGAAGATACTTTGGTGGTACAAGTACTGTAAAATTTCCTGATACTTCAGGAAGAATGAAGTACTTAGCACCAACATATGCTAATGCCTTTTTGGAAGAAGGTAATCAACTTTATTTTACAAGAATTCTTGGAAAATCAGGTTATAATGCAGGTAAGGCTTTTGCTATTACAGTTGGTGGTAATTGTTTAACATCTACATCAGCACAAACATCGGTATTTTCGTCTTCTACGGGTACAACTACTTTTAGTGGTGCAAATGTTGTTACATTTACTTCAAATTCAGTAAATTTTAGTTTTTCAATAACAGGAAATGGAACATACGATAATGTTTCAAGTATTTCTTTTGTAAAAAATTCAAGCAATGTATTTACGGCATCTAGTGCTTATGTAACGGTTAGTTCATATAGTGGTAGTCCAATAAGTGGTTCAGCTTCATTTACTTCATTTACTTATACTGCTCAAACTGACCCAACTTATGATAATATGGTCGTTGCAATTTTAAGAAGTAGAGGTAGCGGATTACAAGATGCTGCCACATTTAATATTTCATCTGTAACAGGAAGTTTTGGAAATACAATAGGAAGTCCTCTTTCAAACTTTACATTAACTGCGGTTGGTACAAATGTTACTGAAAACTTCCAATTTAATTTAGATGTAACATCTTCAAATTATATTGCTAAAGCAATGGGTTCTAGAAACTCTGATACTAAATCCAATCTTTGGGTTGATGCTGTTTATCCTGATTTAATTAGAAAGATTGCTACTGAGAATTTAATTCTTGATATTAAAAATGTTCTTACATTAACAAGCACAACATTTTCTAATTATAAATCACAATATACTAATCCTGAAACTCCTTGGTTAGTTTCCGAACTTAATGGTAGTAAAGTAAGTAGACTTTTCAAATTTATTTCTTTCTCTGATGGTAATGCCGCAAATAGAGAAGTTAAAATTGCAATTGAAAATATTAATCCAACTACAAAAGAATTTGATATTGTTGTAAGAGATTTTACTGATACTGATGCTAATCCTTCAATTCTTGAAAGATTTGGAAGATGTACTATGAATCCTGATGATAATAACTTTATCATGAGAAGAATTGGTGGTGTATATAGTGATTCAGATACTTCTTTCTTAGAAGATGCAAAATCTGCTTACATTTATGTAAATGTTAATGTAAATGCTCCAATAACTTCAATTCCTTGTGGTTTTGAAGGTTATAATTTAAGAAATTATTCAACTTCATCCACAGGTGCTGCTACTTCGGCTTTAACTCCTACAATAATTTATAAAACAAGATATGCTACAACTGATAAGGTACTTAAAACATACCTTGGAATTTCTGAAAAAGCATTTGATACTTCATCAACTAATGGTTTATCTATTAATGATGACTTATTTAAATTCTTAGGTGCTAATATTGCTGCTACTAGTCTTTACAAAACTAAAGGTTTCCACTTAGATTCAGGTGCTACTGGTACATATATTGATTCGGTTGGTAATGAAATTGGTCAATTTAGTGTAGGTGCAGGTGCAATTTCAAATACTGTAAGTGTTGCAGCAGGAACTTACTATGCTGATTCAAATAGACGTAAATTTGTAGTTGTTCCGGCAGGTGGTTTTGATGGTTGGGATGTAAATTATGAAATGGTGGCAGGTAGGTCTATTGGTGCTACATTCGCACAAGGTGGTGTTAACGCATTCATAGGTTCTGATTATAATGCTTACTTAGAAGCATATCAGCTTTATGAAGATACTGAAAGAACACCAATTAACTTATTTTCAACTCCAGGAATTGATTGGTTAAGTAATTCTGACCTTGTTGCTGATGCTCTTGAAATTGTTGAAGAAATACGTCAAGATTCACTTTATATTATTGATGCTCCTGATGCAAGTTTAACTGATACTTCAACAGTTGTTGCAGGTTCTTATGTTGATGATTTAGATAGTGCAAATATTGATTCTTCTTATGCTGCTACTTATGTACCTTACATTAAAAGAAAAGATGTTGATTCTAATACTAATATCTTCATTCCTCCAACAGGTGAAATCTTAAAAGCTATGGCTCTTTCTGATAGAACTTCATTTATTTGGTTTGCTACGGCAGGTTTAAATAGAGGTGGATTACCTAATGCTAGAGATGTTAGAAAAACCTTTAAAGAATCTGATAGAGATACATTGTACTTGGGTAGACTTAATCCAATCGTTAAATTCTCAAATAATACACCAGGAATTTTCGTTTATGGTCAAAAGACTTTACAAGTTGCTGATTCTAAACTTGATAGAATTGATGTAAGAAGACTACTTCTTTATGCAAAACAAATCATTTCTTCTCAAGCTAGAGTTTACTTGTTCGAACCTAATGATGATGTGTTAGCAACAAACTTTATTGCTGAATCAAATAAAAAACTTAAAGTTATCCAAGATAATAGAGGTTTGCAAACATTCAGAGTTAGACTAGATAATAGTTTAAATACACCTGAAAGTAGAGATAGAAATGAAATTTACTTTGTAATTGAATTGTTACCAATCGGTGCTGTTGAATTCATTGGTCTGACATTTGTGGTAAATAAATCAACAACTGCAATTCAATTTAATGGATAAACAATAAAAAGATACTAATTAAAATAAAGAAATAAAATGCCACAAGGATTTAGAAATGTACCTACCCAATATGAACCACTCAGACCTAATAGGTTTGAGTTGTTCTTCCCTCAAGATATTGAATTGAGTAAATATACTTGGATTATTAATGCTGTTGATAGACCTAAAATGAAAGTTAACTCAGTTCCGATTAAATATTTGAACTATGAGCAGAAGGTTGCAGGTCATGTAACTTTTGATGACTTAACAGTTGAATTAATTGATTTGCAAGGACCATCATCAGTACAGTTAATACTGGAATGGTACAGACTATGTGCTGAAAACTTAACAGGTAGAATGGGTTATGCTTCAGGTTATAAGAAAGACTTGAGACTTGTTGCTCTTGACCCGACTCTTGTAGGTGTTCAACAGTTCACAATTTTTGGTGCTTTCATCTCTAATCTTGACTTCGGTAAAAATGAATACTCAAGTGATGACGTACAAAAGATTACATTGACACTTAGCTATGATATAGCTGAAAATAATTACTAACAATAGTAATATTCTAAAATTAAAAATCCCATTGGTTTCCGATGGGATTTTTTTTGGTATAAATATTGTATATTTATAATTATAAAACAATTATTTTTATGATAAATTATAAATTAGACCAGTTTTTAACAAACGAAATGAAGTATTTCGATACGCTTACAACAGCAAGCACAACACTAAAGGATTATTTTGAAAAATCTTATCCGTACAAAGATTTTAAAAAACAATTACAATTTGCAGGTTTTGATAGAGAAGAACTTTCTGTATCGTATGAGAATGACTATCTGACAATTGATGGTAAATCTGTCATGTTAGATAGTTTGTATAGTAAAAAATATTATCTACCATCAAAACATTATGATGTTAATAACATTTCTGTAAAATTTGAAAAGTGTATCTTAACTGTTGAATGCAAATTGAAAGAAGAAAAAGAATCAAAAGTGGTAAAAATTGTAATTAAATAAGCTAGGGTCTCCACTTAATTTTAATTACTTTATTCAACCGTTCTGAAGAGGGATTGAAAGTTTTTTCATAGCGTTTTTTACTTGTGTAAACCTTTATGATAAAATTGTATTTCCCTCTTTTCTTTTTTAACATATTTAATCTTAATATTTTTGTTTGAAAACCAATATTATCTTCACTAATAAGATAATAATCATCATAACTATCATAATTTATTACATGGGTATAATTTTTTCTATTTAAATCAATTATTTCAATTTTTTGAAATATACCACCCATTCTTAGATTTGTTATTTCAATTTCAATATAATTATTTATCCTAACAATAGGTATACTCATTCTTTGACCATAAATATTAAAAATAAAAAATCCCCAAATTATGGGGATTAATATTAATACATTAATTTTAATTTTTCGCAATCCCATTTTTCACCTAGTTTCAACAAACATTTTTTTAAGTCCATTTTAGTTTTAAACCATTTTTTGTCAGAATAGATTTCAGTAACTTTACAATTTCTTGCTAAAATAACATCATCATTTGAATTGTGAATAACTTTTAAGATAACTGATTTTTTTATTGAATCAGATTTATCCCATGCTTTAGAAATTCTTTCTAATAATAATTGCTGTCCTATTGGAATAATAACACCTTCTTTTTCAAATTTAAACTCCATAAGAATTAAATATGTATCATTAAATTCTAAAACACAATCTATATCAGATGGATGTATTTTTTTATTACTGATTCCTGTAAAATCAATAACTTTTTTTACATAATTTTTATTTCTAATTAATGATTCCATTTATCCTTCGCACATTATACATTCTGAATATAAATCTCTTTGTTCTTTTGTATCTGCTCTTAATACGGATTCTGACCTAAGATAATATAAAGATTTTAATCCAAGTTTCCATGCCTCAATGTGAACTTGATTAATAAACTTAGCAGGTGCATCATTAAAGAATGCAAGATTCAATGATTGTCCTTGGTCAATGTATTTCTGACGAATACCTGCTTGTCTAACAAGTTCAAGTTGATTAATCTCCTTGAATGTTTTAAATACGGCCTTTTCTTCAGCACTCATACACCTAACATTAAGAACTGAACCCTTATCTTCAGAAATTGCATCCCATACTTGTGGTACATTCTTACCTTTAGATTCTAATAATTCTTCTAAAAATGGATTTCTTCTAATGTGTAAACCTTTTGCATCATCATCCATATAAATATTTGCTGCAATTGGTTCAACACCTTGTGAATATCCACCTGCAAGCTTACTAGAAGAACGATTAGGTGCAATAGCAAGAAGTGTTAAGTTTCTTCTTCCTGTTCCTTGACACCATTCAGGTTCACCATATTCTTTAGCCAAATCCATTGTTGCTTTTTCTGACTCTTCTTTAATATATTTGAAGATAATATTTGTCCAAGAATTGGCCTCAATAGAAACAAATGGAATTAGTTTGCTTTGTAAGAAACTATGCCATCCTAAAGCACCCAATCCTAACGCTCTTGACTTCGTAGCAAAGCGTACAGCGTCTTCAATACCTTTGTAAGCATATGAGTTACCCTTCTGAAGAAAGTCCTCCATTACGGCATCTAAAAACAGTACAGAGAGATATACAGTATCGGTATTTCTCCATTCATCAAACTTAACAAGGTTTAAAGAAGAAAGACAACATACTAAAGTATGGTTTTCATCTGTTGGCAAAAAGATTTCAGAACAAAGATTTGAATGTCTAATCTTTAAATCATTTTTATGCCACCACTCAGGAACAGCATTATTGGCATTGTCAATAAACATAGTATAAGGTTCACCTGTCTTTACTCTTTTCTTTAGAGTTTCAAGCCAAATTTCCCTTTCTTTACCATTTTTATCAACAACTTTATTCATAAATTCATCTGTAAAGATTGCACCTTGATGAATATTATGTGATTGTCTATTTACATCACCTTTTGGTTCTCTTACTTCAAGAAAGTCTTTAAATTCTCCATGTTCTGCATTCAAATAAATAGCTACAGCACCTCTTCTTGTCTTTCCTTGTTTAGATGCTAAGATAGTTGAGTCATAAGATTTAATAAATGGAATAATACCATCGGAAGTTCCACCTCTACCATCTTTGATTTTAGTACCCATTGCTCTAATTGAAGAGAAGTCATAAGCAGTACCTCCACCATATTTTGAAAGCATTGCCATCTCAAGATTTTTACGATAGATTTCATACATAGAATCACCAACATGAGAAGAAAAACAACTAATTGGTAATGCCACATCTGTTCCAAGATTAGCCATTACAGGTGTTGAAGGAATTAACCATCCTTTCCAAAGAATATCAAAAAATCTTTCTTGCAATTCAGGTTTATTTAATAACTCTGCTGCTCTTGATGATACTCTTACATAACCATCTTTTGGTGTTTCACCATCAATAAGATATCCACCTTTAATTGTTGTTAGGTAAAGTGCATTGTTGCCCCATTCAGGAAAGTCAATACCAACTTTCCAACCCATGTTTTTTGCTATGTCGTGTGTTTCTAGTTTCATTTTTTATTTAAAATAAGTCATCAGTATCGTTCCAATCTTCATTTGGTTTTGAGTATCCGTGTTCACGATTTGCAAAAAAATCAGTTTGTTGTTCTCCTGATGTTGTAATATAAAACCATTCCATATCGTTAAGTAATTCATCATCAACGGTATAAACAGGTTTTAACATTAACTCTTTAAGTTTTCTGTTTGCTCTGTCATACATAAAGTTTTTAAGAATATCTTTTGAAATTGTTTCTAAATCACCAAGTTCAAATATTTTATCAATATAGTTGAATTCATTTACTAATGCTAAATCAACACCTTGATAAATTGTATCTTTTAATTCTTCAGTCCAAATGTAAGGATTTTCTTCTACAAGTGTTCTAAATAATTTACAACCTGATTCAGAGTGTAAAGATTCATCACGAACTGAGAAAATCATTTGTTGACCAATACCTGTCATTAGATTCTTTTTTCTAAAAGATAAAAGAACTGCAAATGAAGAATATAATTGAATACCTTCAGCACAAGCAGAGAATAAAGCAAGACTTCTTGCAATATTAGTTAGATTAGTATCATTAGGGTCAATTTCCATCAATGCTTCTAGTTTAGCCATAGTAGCATCATCTTCCATAAATGATTTAAAGTCTGTTAAACCTAATGTATCATTAAGGTATGAATAAGCAACTGCATGGATTGTTTCAAATGCACCAAATGTACTTGCCATCATTTTAATTTCAGGAACAGGAAACCATTTAGTTACATATGTTGACCAATAATCATTAACAACAGTTTCTGTTTGTGTAAATCCTTTTAGGATATTACCAATAACATTTTTTTCTTCCAATGTTAATCCATCATTCCAATCTTTAACATCTTTTTGCATAGAGATTTCTGTATGTAACCAATGTGCATTTTGCTGTTTAAACCATGCTTCATAAGCCCATTGATATTCAAATGGTTTAAATTCTAATCTTTGTTCTGTAATCATTTTTATAATTTTTTATGTATAAAAAAATCCTGCTTATATTTTACTATAAACAGGATAGTATTTTTAATTGTTTAGTTTTTTGTTGTTCTATAGATGAACCAAAATGCACCTAAAAGAAAAATTGGTAAGATTCCTAATGTTAAATTTATCAAAAAAATATCCGTTATTAATTTAACACCAAAGAATTTCATAAATGAGAGTATAAATGTTGGTACAATCAAATATACGGCAAATTTTGGCAAAAAGAAATCAAAACCAACAAAAAGATGGTCTAAAATTTTGCCCAATCTGCTGTTTGCTATGTTATCTAAAAAATTTTTCATATTGGTTTTTTTTCATCAAATAATTTAGTAATTTTTTGGATTAGTTGGCTTCTCACGCAATCGGAATCAACGAATTCAATAACCTTAACATGGTCATCAAAATCTCTAAAGTGTTCAGTTAAAAACATTAATCCATTATCTTTTTTATCTTTAAAATCTCTTTGGCGAATATCACCAATGATAATCATTTTAGCATCTTCTTCAAGACGAGTTAAAACTGTTTCAGTATTATCAACTGATACGTTTTGGAATTCATCAAAGATGTTAATATTATCAAGGGATAGACCTCTTAGATTACCCATTGGAATTACTTCAATGATTTTTTCTTTGAATAGTATCTCTAATGCAATTGGGGATAATAGTTTATTTAATTGCATTGAATATGACATTAAGACATATTCTAATTTTTCTTCAACACCACCTGGTAGAATACCAATGTCTTCGTTTTGTAATTGTTTTAGAGGTTTAAATATCCTAATCTTTGTATATTCATTATCATGAGATAATAATAGGTTTATTGCTTGAACTAAAGCTAAAAATGTTTTACCTGCTCCTGCAATACCTGTTGCAATAACATACATTGATTCATCGTCCAAAATATCTTTGATAAATTTTTCTTGATTTTCAGTTTTAGGAACTATCTTTAGATATGGTTTTCCAACTTTTTTTCTAATCTCTTCTTTCTTTGCTCTTAGCCTATCGGCATCAGTTTCTTCGCCACCGTATTTTTTTACTTTCCTATTCACACGCATTTGTTTTCATGTAAATAGGTTGTCTGAAAGATTTGTCTTTAAAAAACTTACTAATTTTTGGTCAAAATCTTTAATTTTTTGATAAGAAAGATTCATTTCTTTTATAATCGTCTTATTGTCATAGTGTTTCAAATATTTATATTCATAAAAATTTTTTAATGTTTCATCTTGACAAATTTTCATAATTTCACTAACAGAATTGAATTGAGTTTCATAATCAGAAGTAATGTAAACAGGCTCAAGCCTTTCTATATTATTTTCTAATGATGTATATTTTTTGTATTTTTTTCTATTAATTTTTCTAACATAATCATAAAAGTGATTTTGTGTAACAGTATAAACCCAATTATCTAAAGTTTTTTTATTTAGTTTTTTGTGATAATTGATAATAATCTTACTCATTGTTTCTGCACTTAAATCTTTTGATAATTGTGCATCGGATGTTTTTGAATAAAAATAATTAAGTACTAATTTTTCATATTTTTTAAAAATTTCTTTGTCTAATTTTTCTTTTTGTATATCTAACATTTATTTCCATATAATAAAACATTTAATTATTGTTTTAAATTTGATTTCATTAAGTCAAATATATAATTTTTTCCGTAGTTTTGCATATTTTTATTTAAATCATTATCATCATTATACGTTTGAACTTTAACATTTGTTAAACCCAGACTCAATAATCGTTCCTGAATTTCTAAAGATGAATTTGGTGTCATATTATAATTAAAATTTTGTCTTTTTTCTATTGCATCGGGATTTAATAATATTACAACATTTGGTTTATATTTTATTAATTTTGAAAGTATATTATCATAAAGAGATTTGCCCAATAAAACTATAGTATTAACAGGTATAGTTGTATATTCAAAATATGCTTCAACAATATAAACAGTAGCATTCCAATTAATATTTTTTTCATTAAAAATTATCTCTCTTTTATCAGCTTTAGGTAATTTATATGCTTGATACTTTTCAACATCATCTTTAAATGTTCTAGTGATATAATAGTTGAGTTTATTTTGTGAATCATATGATGGAATTACAATTCTATCTTTATAAAACCCTTCAAGACAAAAACCTATTTTATCTTTTTTAATAATAGAATCAGTAACCTTTCTTTTATTTTTAATATAATCATATGCTTCCATATGTAACGGATTATTCTTGTCAACATTTTGAAAACTAATAAATTCTTTTGGTAGTTTAAATACTTTAAATTTTTTTATTTGAGAAAGAATCATAGGTTCATTCTCATATTTTAAAAATTCATCTATTTGTTGTTTATTTGCATATCTTTTAAAAACAAAAAAAAGTGGACCTGATAGACCGCACTTCCAACATTTGCAAACTTTATTGTATTTTCCTTTATTATTTAATGCAATATTAACTTCAAGGTTGTATTTGTTATCACAAACACCATAATTTAATTTGGAACATTGGGGACAATTAAATTGTAATTGGACTGATGAGTTATCTTTAGGATATCCAAAGACAGATTCAAGCAAATTATAAATCATTGCCAATAATTTTTAAAGCCTTGTCGTGAATTTTTTTAATTTGCTTTTCTTTTATATTGAGTAAATTACCAATCTGTTTGAAATTTAATTCAGGTTTTTCATCAAATCCATAAGTGTAACAGATAACCAATTTTTCAATTATATTCAATTTCTTAAAATTAATATTATTTAAATCAGATAAAGAATATATGAAATTTTCATCCATGATTGTTGATAATAATAAATCCTCATAATTTAAACCTTCGTCTGAATTTAAAGAAGTATTAATTGAAACAATATTATTATCATCAATAGCATTGATTGATTTTGCCAATATTTCACTTGCAGTATTTTCTCCAATATCTTCTCTTATATCATCAATAGTTGGTTCAAAACCATATTGATTATAAAATTTGTTTCTTGCTTTGAGAAATTTTTGATTTACAGTATGTGATTTGATTGGTTGTTTAATCATTTTAGATTCTTTACCAATACCTTCTAAAATAGACTGTTTAATCCACCATACAGCGTATGTACTGAATTGAAATCCTTTATATGGGTCAAAGTCTTCAACCGCCCTTATTAGTCCAATAGTGCCTGTATTAATTATATCGTTAAGTTCGTAAAAATAACCATTATGATAATATTTGGATACATTGAGAACAAATCTTAAATTATTATTTATTAACAATTTTTTTATTTCTGGACACTTTGTTTTTTGATATTTAAAAAACAAAACCATTTCATCTTTTTTAGAAATTAGTTTTATATTCCTGATTTCCTGATAATAAAGCTTTAATGATTCTGATGTATCTTTTGTTATTTTGACTGATTTTGAATTGATGCTTTTCATGAAAAGGAGATAATAGCAAATCTAAGAAAAAAATAAATAAAAGCAAATAAAATTTTAGCTTTTTTTATTATATCTTTCATTTAAAATGATAATCAATTCTGACCATCGTTTTTCTATTGACATAATATTTTTTTCAAGATGTTCGCCTCTTTTTTTGTAATCTTCTTTTTTAACATTTTTGAAAAAGAAGTCATCCTCAATTGGTTGATTTTCAATATCTTCCAATAAAGAATTCAATTCATTTTGGTTTTTATCAAACTCATCAACTAGGTAGTTAATTGTTTGAGTTATATTTTCGTTTTTCTCTTTTAAAAAGGAAGAGATAGGTCTTTCTAAGATTTCATTTAATTTCATAATATATAAATATAAAATAATTTATTGAATAACACCACCACCGAATGAATAATTTACTGTTTTTCCATATAATGGACCTATTGGTGTTGCAATAAGAACGTCAGTACCAGGAAAATCTGCTGTGTATACTTTACTGTATAATGTAATTTCATCAACAATAGCTTTTATAATTTCTCTTATTATTTCATCATCATAATTTTTACTTCCATCAGGAAGTGTACCAACAAATAAACCAAGGTCTTTTTTCTTTTCTAAAACTTTAAACCATGCTCTATCAACCGATATGCCAGGTCTTATTCTAGAATTTGTAACAGTAAATGATGGTATTGAACCAAAATTAGGCAACTCTTTTATTGATAATATATTATCTAATGCAATGACTGCATTGTCCATTAATACTTTTGTATATTTTTCATTCATAATTTTATATTTGTGCTATTGTTGGAATACTACCAACACCTGTTAATGAAAGTAATACTTTTGTACGTCTTTCTAATTGTTCTCTTAATAATTTTATTGCAACTGAAACAACTACTCTTAAAATATTCTTTTTAACCCAATTAAAAATTACACAAAAGAACTCTTCATAAATCATATCAAAAATTTTTTCTAATAATGGTTTTAATTTTTGCATTATATCATTTATGTTACTTTCAAAATTAAAATTTAAATTTTGTAATTTTTCAAAGGTATTAATTATAAATAATATAACAGGTTGTTTTAAAATTATACTTAATAATGCTTCACCTAATGCGTTGATTAATTTCTTAAAGAAATCATTTTTTGCGTTTGTTAATGTTTCTTGAGTTGTTGAAACATTTAGTTCAGGTACTAAATCTGTAAATTTTTTTACGGTTGGTTGGGTAATTACATCATTTATTTGTTGTTGTGTAATTGTTATATTCTCCCTGTAACAACTTATATCAATATTATATCCTTCAATGGTAGAATCATTTTCAATATCTAATAATTTTTTTAAATCTAACTTAAAAATATCATCACTTTCATAATTTGTATATGAACGAATTAGTGTCAAAACTTGTGCATCTTCTTTTTTAAAATTTGTATGAAATAAAATTTTTATAATTTCACTAACAACAATTGATGAATTAAACATTGGTCCTATCATACCTCTCATTCCCTCAAATAATTCTAAAAGCTTTATATCAGGTAATCCTAGTCTTATTTCATTTGTAGCATCATTATAATTCATTGAAATATTATATGGAATACCAACTAATGAAAAAGTTACATCTGAATTTGCTTTTGGTAATACTTGAGTTTTTATAAATTCAAAAAATGCATTTGTATTTTTTGTACCACCACTTAAATTACTATTTCTAAAACTATCAGTAGGGTCAATACTTTTAACAGGAATTTTCATTCCATTTTGTTTTATGTCGGGTGGTAAAACACCTTTTTCGGCTAAACTATTACCAATTAAATCATATAATTTATCACTTAAATCATTTAATTTATTCTGTGATAAAATTTTACTAAGAACTACTTGTGTTAAAACTTCTAATCCGTTTTCACCCACACTTGCTTTAACAATATCAAATAAAAAATCAACAGGACTATTTGTAGTTGATAAAAGCGAATCAAAATTTTGACTATCAGTATCAACACTATTAGCTAAACTATAGTATATTTTTATTTTACTAATTATTTCCGATTTACTTGATGCTATACTCATATTATCCTAATTTAGAAACTGTTATTTTTATATCCGTATTATATTTAATTTCAAAAATTCCATCATAAGAATTATAAAGTGTACCATCTGATAAATCAATTTCTTTGGTTGTATCATCTAAAAAATTTGTATTCATCTGATTTTTTGAGTAAGTACCAGATACTTTATTAAAACATTTAATTGAATTAATGTTTATTACATTAGGTACATTATTGATTGCTTCAATCAATCTACCAACATAAATATTTTCACCAATTTTAGATTTATATACAGAATGAAAATCTAAAACTTCTTTAATAACTCTAGCAATAATATCCAAATCATTTGTTGTTGTTTTTTCAACCAAAACATTAATATTATATGCTATATTATAAATTTGACCATCTTCAACTTCAATATAATCATTAACCATTCTGTATGATGTCAAAAATTCAGCAATATTTCCCTTTAAAAGGTCAGTAGATGTATTATTTAATTTACCATCATTTCCTAAACCAATAATATTATAAATTATTTTATTATCTTTAAGTGATGTTGTAAATTTAAATGGAACACCATATCTACCATCCATTTTAAATAAAATTGCATAATAATCTTCTAATGTAACTGCTCTATTTTGTGCAGAATAATTATAAGAAATCATATTTCTTATTTCATCAATATTAAGTGAATCTTTTCCACCTAAAGCAGGAATTGGATTATTACAAGTTATTGAATTTATTACTGCTTGATTAATTGTATTGTTTATTCCATTAACAACAACATTTTTATTTGTAATAATATTTACACTATTTGGACCAAGATTAGTATTAAATCCACCACCTGTTCTATATTTTATAAAAATAGTACTATTTGCAGGTATTTTTTCACCTAATGCATTATTATATAAATATGATTCAATTTTAGAAAAATTATCTAAATTTTCTAATGTATTATTGAATATATTTAAGTTACCATCACCTCCACCAAATGTTAATCTACAATTTCCATCTTCATTAAATTCTTTGATAAATTTTTTCTTTATTTTTTTCCAATTACCCTTTCTAACACCATTTTGTGATATTAAAGGTGATGTTTCAACAAATTTTTCAGTTTCAGCTAAATAATCAACTTCAAAATATTGTAAATCTTGGTCATTAAAATCATCGCTCGTTGGTAATGTGGTAATATTACCACTTTTAACAATAATTGATGTTATATCAATTATATCATCTTCAGGAAGAATAAGTTGATAAAATGGTACAGATTCATCAATGTTTATAAATCTTCTTGCAATCTTACTTGTACCATTATAAACTATTTCTCTCTTTGCAATTCTATATGCTGTAATTTCACTAAAATTATTTTGGATTGGAATAATAGTTCTATTATTAATCCCTTCGTTAGACACTTGTAATGTAAAATCTACATCATGTAATAATTCAAAAGAAACATTACCATTAGTAAATTGTGTTCCAGCTTTTACTATGGGTAAATAACTATCGTTATATGAGTCATTTTGAGCAGGAACTATAGCCTCAATATCAATTAATGTAATTGATGGTTTTTTATTTGGTAATTTAATACCTAAGTTTTTAGCAATGTTGAATAGAGATTTTTTTAATTGTGCATTCTCAAGTTGTGTTTCTTGAAAAGTACGGTCAAGGTTAAAATATAACATTTCACTTGTACCTGCAAGAATATCAACAAAGACAGACCCAACTGAATTATCCTCTAAATTTAGAAAAACATCGGGATAATTGGTTTTAACATAATTCTTTATCTCATCTTTTAATTCGTAAAAGTTTCTTTTGTTATAATTGAGAACAGTAGTTGCCATTTAATAGTTATTTACCTTAAATAGTAAATTTTTTACTATTTATAATAAACTATATGCCAAGACTTAAACGCTCCAAATTATCATTAACACAAGAAAGTATTGAGAAACATATGAATGAGGTTTATAGCATTCTTGAGAACTATAAACAAATGGGTGTGAGGCATTATAATTTTGTGCTTCGTATTATTGAAGAGTTAGGCTCAGACAGCATTGAAGACCCTGTAAGGCTTCAATTAATGGCGCAGCTTGAGCAGTCAAGGAACAATTCTTTGAATGCGTTTAAAGAGTATTTAAAGATGAAAACAGACTTAATTACCAAACATCTTAATAGTGTTAAAATATTTGGTGATTTAGATATTAAAACTAATAAATCTAAAAATACTAGTGGTGATGATTCTTCTTTAAGTAAAGAAGACCAAGATGAGGTTCAGAAAATGATTCAAGAACTTATGACCATGAAGCAAACTAAATTCTAACTAAAAATTATAGAATTTAATTTTTCTGTATTTAATGTTGGATTTGGTGAATATGAAAAAATATCTATATGATTTAAAAAGATAATTGAATTATCTTCTTTATTCTTTATATTTATTTGTTTTAAATTCAAACCATGTTTATTTCCCAAATATAATATTAAATGACCAAGCGATTCGGTTTGGATTTTGGTGTATATTTCATAATAAGAAAATTCTTTACTTGATACAACTTCCTCAACATCTTTAACATCAATAATTTCATTGCACCAATTAAAAAATACATCATCTTCTTTTGAAAGTTTGCCTGAATTTTCAAGAGCAATAAAAATTGATGACTTGTTTATTTTTTCTATTGTTGTGAAATCAGAATAATATTTTTCATCAAATAATTTATGAATACTACCATCTCTTTTTACAATATAAGAAGGGGTGTAATCTTTCTTTTTTAATGATAAAATGTATTTATCAAAATTGCTTCTTAAAGAATCACAAATGATAATATATTTTTTCTCAGTCTCTGACTTTATAAAATTATCAATAGGATTGATTAGAATTTCTTTAAGCATCAATGCACAATCTTTTCATTACCTTTCCTGTTAAAGCAACATCCATTTCACAATAGTCAACAATCTTTTTTAGATTCTTTTCTTTGTGGAATGTTGAACCAACCATTGACCCATCCATTGTATCTTTATGTGTTTCAAGACCTAAACAACTGGCAACGGCATCCAAAGAAACAAAATTTCTTGTATTCATTTGCCATAAAAGAAATATATCTTTAAATTTTGCTGATAATTCCCAAGGTTTCTTGTCAAAAATTCTAAAAATAGGTGGGATTTGTTTAATATTATTAATAAATGCCCTTTTTATAATAAAAGGTACATCAAATGTATTAATATTATATCCAACAATGCAACTTGTTGGAGTTTTTGAAATCTTTTTGTTAATAAATGTAAAAAAGTTGTTAATAATTTCTGCTTCATTATATACAGATGAGAATGAAATGGTTACTACTTCATCATCTTTGAATCCACCACAACTGATTACAACAATTTTACCATATTCTGAATAAAGAGGTGCTTTCTCAAAATAAATTTTACTTAGAAGTTCATCAGTTAAGTCAGAACGATATTCATTATCAGCATACCATTTTGCTCTTTTTTGAAAACTTGCTGCTAATGCAGGTTTTAATTTTTTACATTCTTCAAATGACGAAAATTCGGGTACGGTTTCAATGTCAATGATAATACCGTTTTCAATATCGTATCTTGTAATCATAAATTAATAAAGTACTTCGTTTGTAAAACTAAATCCTGAGTTTTCACATATTCCTAAAAGAAATCCTGGAAGTTGATTATTACCTAGTCTATCCAAAATAAACTCATCTACTGAGCAGACAGATGGTAAAGAGATTTCCATATAATTTGTTCCTGCATTGAATGAAATTTCACTTGAATGCCAATGACCATTAACAACTAAATGATATCCTGATGTACCAATACCATAAAGATTAACAAGTTCATGTCCTTTCTTCTTAATGATTTCAGCATCACCATGATGTGCAATAATACACAAATCATTCATATCATGATTTTGATGTTTTTCAACATATACTTGTTTTCTTGGTATATTAAATTTGATAAAATCATCATTTTTAAATTCTCTTTCAATCATATGATAAGCAATTAAAGAACCAGTTCTTTCTTGGTCATCATCTCTATCCTTACCAATTCTATCGTGATTACCACCAATGTATGTAACAACAATTGGGAATTCATTTCCTAATTCTTTTCTTAATACATTTAAGAATTCAATTTGAGAATCAACACCAAAAATAAGTTGGTCAATACCTGTAATATCCATTGATTTAAGGTGTTCTGCTCTCATTCCACCTGTCATGATTGATTCATACATATCACCACCAAAAAGAACATAAAGTTTATTAAGATTTTTAAATCTAATATAATCTACTGTCTTTTTAGCAATTTGTAACATTCTTTCATGTGCAATGTCTTTGTTGTAACCTCTACCAAATACAGGATTACTGTATTTCTTACCATAGTGAATATCAGAATACATTAGATAACAAATATCTGTATATTGACCAAAAATTTGAGGTTTTGACAATTCATTTGTTTCTTCTCTTGTATAATATTTTTCAATACTTTCCTCAATAAACTTTTGAATATTTTTTAAATCATGAATTTTTTCTTGACTTTCAAAATATTTCTTTTCAATAAATGAAGACCTTTTTTCAACAATTTTATTAAGACTTGCTGATGCTTTATTTTTCAATGCAAATTCAGCAATTTCTTCCTCTGTATGTTCTTCAAGAATATGCAAAGGAAAGAGCATATCTTTTGTGATGTTAAAACATCTGATAACTCTTTTAAATTGTTGAAATGTTAAATAAGGAAAGTAAGAAGAAACATTCATCATTGTCACATGAGGATAATATTGATGAATAGTTTCAAGTTGTTCTCTTGTTAGTTTACCAACAAATGGTTTTTCTCCTTGAACATAGATTGTAAAAGAATAATCAATAATTTTGTTATCCTCATCACGATTACCTATCCAAGTACTTCTATTATCGTATTTCTCTTCTTTATCTACATCCACTCTATGAACAATGCTAGGTATTGTTTTAATACCTTTTAAAGAGTTATATTTATTTCTTAATTCAACCAATTCAAAATATCTACTAGATTCTTTTATAGAATTACTTATAAATATTTTTTTAATAAAACCCTCATAAAAACCTAAATCAAGTTCGGCTTTATTGATAGACACATTATTTTGAAAACAGTAATTGAAGATTTTAATTGCATTTTCAATTCTATTCTCAACTGAAATATAATTTTGTGTATTCATACGACAAATATAAACTATTTTTTAATCTTTTTGATTTTTTCTCTAATTTTAACAGCTAATTCGTAATTCTCTATTTTAAGAGCATCATCCAACTCCGATTGAAGTTCAATCTCCGTTTTTTTCCTTCTTTTTGTTTTTATTTTAAAAAGGTCAACAACATAAAGAGTTGTAAAATGTTCATCACCACCATAGTGAACTGTTACAGGAATAAGCAAATCAATGTAATCTTTTTTAATATGTTTCTTTTTATCTTCTATTGATATCTGTTCCCAAGTATTGATAAAGTCAATAAATTCAGTATCAACAAGAGTTCCTGTCAAATACATTACTCTATGTGATTGTTCAAGTATTGGGTCAAGTGTTTCAAAAAACTCTTCTGTATTTTCATACTCTTTACCATACTCTTCAAAAAACTCATCAACATCTTCTGGTAATATCATTTCACAAGAGAAATATGAAAACATATTAATCGTTGTTAACAAATCAATATATATTTTTGGTTTATCTTTTTTAATATTCTTTTTCATAGTATTTTTTAAATGATGATTTTGCAAGTGCAATAGAATCTGTGATATCAAAATTTTCAGTTTTTAACTTACCGTTTTTGTTAAATAACCAAGAGATGTTTTCATAGTCTTTTGCAATCTTTTCAAAAATATAAGTTTTGGGGTCTACTTTCCTAGATTTAAATTTTAATGTAAACTTGTTTTTCTTTTCATCATATTCTGTCATTTCAGGACAGAATATCCTTCTAACTTCATCTACACTCATAAATTTAGGAATAATACCAAGAACATCTCTTAAAATGTAAGAACATATTCCATTAAATTTAAGGAGTTTATTTACGGTATATACGTTATTTGATTTCACAAGAGGTTCTTCAACAAATATATCAATAATTTCGTAAATTTTTAATTCTTCAACAAATTTTTTAAATCCATCACCCTTGGTGATTTCAGGGTCATCTTGACAATCTTTGTTTGTTGTCATTTTAAGTGCCTTTACAGAAGTAAGTTCAAAATTTTCATTAAAAATTGAAACACCAATGCAACTTGTTGAAATATCAAAAGACACAAATACTCTATCTTTGGGTATCATAATCCCCAAATCTTTAAAATCAATAATTTCCATAACTTAAAATACGTTATAGTTTAAGCTTTACATTAAAAGGAATAATGCTACTTTTTTCTTTTTTAATTGGTTCGCTCATCTTTCCAATACCAATCAATTCACCAAACTTATTATACAAACCAACAGATGTTATAAATGTGGGTCTATTTGTTATATTTTCATCATAGGAATCTGGATATGTAGAATTATTCGTATAAAAAAATTCATTTGGCATAGCAATACACATAACACTTTGAACAATTTCAGTTGTTATAGATTTATAATTTGATTCACATAGTGTTGATGATGTAAAATAAATCTTTGCAAAATTCGTATCACCATTATATGGACTTCCTGATGCAATACCGTTATATCCTGAACTTGTAGCTGCTGAATATCTAAAACCTGAAACTAATTCAGAATCTGTAATAACTGCTAATCCTTTATCATTATATAATATACCAACAGGTTTATCATAGCTTTTTACAAATTGTGTATTATTGCCAAAATTTACATAAAACCCATCATAAATTGCATATCTTTTTCCTGAAGTATCATCATTCGAATTTGTTGTAAATTTATTGCTACTTGTATATTGATTCCAAGATAAACTACTAGCTGTTACTTTACTTATTTTAATGCTTAAGCTTTTATTAACTCTAGTTCCTACAAAAAAATTTGTATCGTCAAAATACATTTTTAATGGTTTATTTGTAACATTTTGTTTTGTTATTACGGTCACAAGATTTTTTGTTATAACTTGAGAATCAACTGTAACCTTAATATCATTAATATCTGGAATTCTTGAAAGGTTGGTAATTTCAAAAAAAATAATATCACCTGTGCTTGCTGAAATTCCGCTAAAAACATATGCTGTTGTTTCACTAACTGCGGTTTTATTCAATGTAAAGATTGGTTCTTCAAATATAGTGGTAACATTTCTTGACCCTTTTGGTTTTTGTATTTCGTTGGAATATAAAAGTGTAATATTTGAATTTGGTGAACTTGCTGCTCCTAAACTTCCAACAAAACTTCTACCTTCACACCTTTCATTATTTAATGATGAAACAAATATTTTTTGTGTACCTATTCCATCAAACCCAAAATAAGAGCCATAAACTGTAGTTGCTGTTGGAACACCATTTAATGTAACAGGTATTGTTAATTTAAAAGTTTTACCATCAATAAGTTCACCATATTGACCTTTTGGAATTTCAGCAACAATTATTTCTCTTTTATTTAACCAAGACATAGCACTCTCTTTATGAGTGTCTGAAAATAAATTTATTTCATCATTTGTAATTGGAAGTCTTAAAGACTTAAATAAATTAGCATAAGGTGTTGTTACTGTGTCTAAATTGGCATAAGTAAATAATATTTGACTATTAAGTTGATTTTCTGTGGTTGTCTCCGAATTTTGAAACCCTAAACTTTCAGTTGGATTATCGCTTGGTTTCTCTACTTTTTTGTAAAACATATTTTTAATTTTTTATTTTATTGCGCTTACAGACCTCCTACTCCTCCCCTACTCCACCACCACCTGTGGATATTGTTGCTGTATATGTAACAGAAGTGTTTGTACCTAAATCAACAAATGAACGAAAAGGTGTTATTACTATTGTAAAGTTTACTGGTATAGAACCACTTAAAGAGACTACACTTCCCTTTTTAAAGGTAATATTAATAGGTATTGTTGCTGCTGAAGGTTTAATTAAAAGTTTGGTTGATGAAGTTCCATTTATTGTAAAACTATTTGCACCGCCATCACTATCTTTAATTTCAATATAAAATTGAGTATTTCCTATTTCAGAACTATTAATAACAATAGTATCTAAAGCAGGAGGTGATATAACAACATTAAATTGTGCAGTATATGTTGTGGAATTAGGGTTTAATGAACCACCATTAATTCTTGATACTGATGCACCAATAGTACAAACTCTTGTATTAATATTTCCATCTGTACCGATTCTACCAACTGTTAATCTAGTTGTGGAATCGGTGATAGTTGAGCCTGAGAGAGAAGACATTAAATTTACATTTGTTCCATTTGCAATACTTTTAATACAGGTATCGGCATCGCCTGTGATATCAGGAACAAATCCGCTTGGTAGTGTTAGGTATGTTGAGGTTGTACCTGCTGAAATATTTGAAGAAACAAGATAATTCACATCATCATCGTGAAGAGTAAAATATGTAACTTGAAAATCTTCTTTGTTACCGTCTAATATGTATTCTCTACCTTTTGGTGTGAGATAAGCATAAAGTGTTTTTGTGTTAGTTTGTGGTATAAATCCCATATTAAAAATCCATGTCTAATTCTAATGCAAATAGTTTATTGTTATTCTTTTTAACTGGGTTATTCAACTTCCCTATTGCTACTAAATTATTGTTATCATCATAAATACCTGCTTCAGTTATATAAACATCATCTTCACTATCGTTAAAAGTTGGGTTATTTGATGTATTATATTGGTTAAAATTAAGTTTATAAACAATTTTAGTTCTATAAACAAGTGCTTTTATATCTGAATTAATATTTCCAAGTAAAATACTTTCTTCACCAAAAGCCAGTCCTGTATTTGGTAATGCAGTTGTTGGTAAAGCACCAATATAACTTGTAACATCATATGATGCACCTACTGTATATTCTGCATTTGTAAAGATGTAGATTATATCAGCTAGACCTGAATTATTTGGCGGTATTGTAGTTGCACTCCAAGAACTATAGTTTTGTAATTTTGGTGTGTAATCATATTCAATCCACAATGCAGGGTTAGGTTCTGAACCTATTGGAACCTTTTGTGCAATAATTTTAAATGTATTAGCATTGAATCCTGTTCCTGCTGTTAATCCTGCTGAAGATTGCATAAATTGCAATTCATTGGATGGTATATTAAATTCAACAACTTGTGGTAAAATTTGTGGATAAAGTTTTGTAATATATCCACAATGAATACCTGTTGAATAGCCATAATTTGTTGTGTCACTATAATTATTATTTGAACCAAGTAAATATGTTATAGCTAAATAATTATTTTCACTTGATGATGCACCTAATAATGAATTAGTGTTTGATGGTCTTAATCTAAAATTAGCATCAGGTAATGTCCAAGACCTATTTGATTTTAGTGAAAGTGTATTTAAAATTTCTTGGTCTTCAATTACTGCTATTTTTAAGTCATTAAATACTTTACCAACAATATTTTGTGATGATGTTTCAATAAGGTCATAATATTCTGTTGTAAATCCTGTTAAAGTTGTTGGCTGTAGTTTTTTAGCACCTGTTAAAGTAGAACCTGAAGATTTTAAAGTAATACCCATTGTTGTAGCACTTTTCTTATGATACATAACAGTTGGTAAATCAATTTTAAATGTGTTACCATTAAATCCTTCACCATAATAGTTTGAGATGGATTTATTAGTAAAGTGAATAACACCTAACATTGTATCACCTGATTTGTTTGTATAACCTTGTATATATTCTTTAAACCCTGAGAAAATAGCACTATCATAATATGGTGGTATTAAACCATTTTTTACACCTGCTGGTGCATATTTATAAAGAATATTAAAATTCCATACATTTACATTATCACTTGCTATATTACAATTTGAATTAAATGCTAATGTATTATCATTCCAATATGATACTGATGTTCCTGTACTATAATAAGTATCAATTGCATTGTTTGTAGGATAAACATAAACAATACTTTTTACTGTTTGACCTTGACCTGAAAAGTTTGGTAATGTTTTATCAACTGTAATATCATTACCATTTACAGCCAATGCTTTATACCAAATAAATGGTCTTGGATATAATTCACCGATTGCACCTGTAGTATTTGTAAATGCTGAAACTTTTGGATTTCTCCAATCAACTAAAAGCATATTACCGACTGTTACGGCACTTGCTGAGTCTAATCTAAGAATTGTGTTTCCTGTTAATCCACTTGATGCAATAATTCTTTTATCTAAAATATATGCATTAGTTGTAAAAGATGTAAAACCACTATCTGTTGACCCTGTAAAAAATCCTCTTTGTGAAGCCGTATTTAATACTACTTTAATATCGGGACTGACTTGACCTATACTTGTTTTAGTATCAGGTAAAGTATCTAAAATTGGAATTGGGTATTTAATATACGGATTTGCATCTTTTGGACGAATTATAATCAAATCAGTACCATCAATAATCGTATCATTACCCCTCAAGAATTCATAATCAATTTCTGAATCACCAAATTCAATTTTTTTAAATGTTAGTGAACCAGATGCTAACAAAAGTCTACCTGTACTTGTTAGTTTTGTGTTGATTACAGTTAAGTCACTTTTTTGTATAAAACTCATTAGAAAACTATTTATAATAAATAGTTATGTTCAACTTCTTTTCCAACCCAAAATTTATGAAATTTATAAATGATTTGTTTAGAGATAGTAATTCTAAAAAAACATCATTTAGTAGATTACTTGCTTTTCTTTTATTTATTATGGTTTTATGGTTTCATGTTGAAGCCATTAGAATAATGATAGAGAAAAAAGAAATTGACCATGCTTTATTGTTGGAAGATTTTGCTTTCATTAGTGCAATCATTATGCAAAAGAATTATATTAATAGTAAAAATATAGAAGGTGATTCTACAGCACCACCTATAGAACCACCAACTGAGCAACCAAGTTAAACCAATTCTAATTTTTCTTGTTTAATCATACTTCTGTAAAAATCTGCTCTAATATGACTTAGAACATCAATATCATATCTTTTACAAGCAAGTTCATATGCTGCTTCACCCATATCTTTAACATGATTTGGATTATTGATACAATATTTAATTTTCTTATACCAATCTTTATATTGTCTATCGGGATTTACATATAAAATGTTTTTTCCATCAACCCAATCCTTATCATGATTGTAAATTGGAACATCAGAAGCAATGACAGGAACTTTATGGAATGCAGCCTCAATTACTTTAAGATTTGATTTGGCAAATTGATAGCGATTATCTGAATTATCATCCATTACACCCTTACCATATACTTTAATTGGTGCAAGTGCAACGTCACCATGTTTATAGTTTGCAGCAAATTTATAAAGACCTTGTGTTTTATGTCTAAAATAGTTTTGTTCAGATTGTTTTTCATAAACTGCATCTAAATCAAATTTCATTAAGAAATCATAATAATCTTTATCTTTAATTAATTTATAATTACCTGTAAAAATCTCTTCATATCTTGTCCAAACAGTATCTTGAGGTTTAATTGGTTGTGTATGTTCGTTTAAAACATTACCATTATATTTTTGTACAATTTCTCTTGGAATTTCAGGTGTATTAATAATATCAAAATTATTTGCAATAAGTTTTTTATAAAGTTGTTCATTAAAAATACCCATTGCTTGAATTTCTTTAATAAAATCTTCATTTACACTATAGTTTGTGGTTGTTCCTCTAAGGTCAAAACCAGAAAGATGAAATTGAAATTTATTTGCAACGGAAATATCATCAACTAGTTTTTCTATACTGTCTTTCAATAAAGAAACATCTTGTAAGTGAGAAGAACCTGCAAGATAAAGAATTCTCATTTTATCATATGAACACTTATCATTAGCAGGAGTCCATTCTTTTAAATTTCTATTAATACCATTTGGAATAACTAAAATATTTTTATTATAAGGTTTAATATAATTTTCATATACAGGTGTTGTTGTTGAGACAGCATCAATAATTTTAAGATTAGCAACAATCTTTTCTTTTAAACCATCTTTTTTAACTGCATGATAAAGAGGATGTTCTTTTGATACTTCCCAATAATCATCAATGTCAAGAATTACTTTAATTCCAAACGATTGTAATTTTTGAACCAAAAATGGCATTTGTGCAAAATCACATAAGGTTCTGTGTCCATGAATAATATCGTATTGCTTTAAAAAAGCATCATCATTCCAATCGGGGTTTTTGATATAATCAATTTCAAATTCATCATCATATAGTTTTGAAAGAGAAATGGCAGGTTGTTCAGAACGGTAAAAGTTTACACCATGAACATCTTGATTTGTAATCAATATTTTTGGTTTACTCATAAATAAATTTTGATGTATAATACGTCAAAATATTATCCATTAAATATAAATGAAATATTATCCTCAAGAGTATTGAATAAATTACTGTAAAGAAAAGAAATATTAATTTGTAGTTTATTTGTTTGTTCGGATTGGTCTATATTGATGTCTTGTATCTTTACATTATTAAAATATTTTTCAATATCTGTTTTTAACGATAATTTTATATCTGAAGCTACTATTGCATCATTTTTTTCAAATAAAAATTCATATAATCTAGTACCAAAATCAGGGTCATACCATCTTTCACCCTTTTTTGTTGATATAAAAAAATATAATGAAGAACGAATATCATCAACTGTGGTTGTATTCATTTTAAATAACTTACCATCAACAGTATCGTCTTTAAATGGAAAATTTATTGATATTGTTCTATTATTAGCCATTATGTAATTATTAGCATTAATTTATCACCAAAATTGATTCCATCATATCCTGCTCTTTTTGCAAAACCATTTAATCTATCCTTAATGAATTCGGCATGGACTTTATTTACATCTGAAGCCATCTTTTTAATTTTTCCTGAGTCTTTTTCAAAACTAGGGTCAAGAATATACATAGCAGCTAAATAAAATGGGTCATATAAATCCATTTGTTCAACAGGTACATTTAAAAGTTTATCAAAAAGAATTTCATATTCTTTATCATAACCTTTGTCTTTTGTAAATGACATAATAAAACCTGAAGTATTTCCTTTATCAAAAGGTCTAACAGAATAAAGTGTTACTGCCTTATTGGTTACATCATCAAATGTTAATCTATCAGAAACTTCTTGTTGTTGTTGTTCTTTATCTGCCCCTAAATACTTTGCTTGAGGTTTTGACATACTACTCATTACCTTTTCAATAGGGTCAAGTATATTAAATGTACTTTGTGTTGTTATACCAAATTCATTTTTAAATTCAATTCTATCTTGAATTTTATTCAATAATCTACAAGCATCTTGAGAATTCAAAAATATTTTATAACATTCTACTTTGTCAATATCTGGTCTTGATTGATATGCATATACTCTATGATGTCCATCTAATATATTGTTATTAGCATCAACCCAAGACTTTGGTAAATATTCATCATTATCAATAACTCTATTAATATCATCAATTTTTGACTTCATAACCTTTTTCTGTAAAGGTTTCAAATAACTTGGTTCTACCATAACTTTTTTAACAATGATTCCACTATCCTTTAATTCTTGAAGGATTTCATTAACATTATCATCTTTTACTTGTGGTAACCAAATTGGTTGAGCAGTATTCATGTATATATTTTTTAATAAATAGTAAATTCAAATCATACTATTTATATAAAATTATTTATCTATGGAAAATGTTTCAAATTTAAAGGCAAAGCTAGATAGCTTATTGCCTAAAGTCGTGTCAGACTATGTTGATTTACCTTCTGAAGGTTTGTTTTATGAGAGTGGTATTGATAAGTTGATGGTTGAATATATGACCGCTTCTGATGAACAATATCTTCTTTCTGAAAACTATATCAAGAATGGTACAGGTATGGAATTATTAGCAAAAAACAAAATCAAAGACCCTGAATTCAATTCAAATATGCGTGTTGAAGACTTACTAACAGGTGATTTAGATGCTGTTCTATTGTTTTTAAGAAGATTTGCTTATGGTGATGATTATCCTGTTCAAGTTCGTGATACAGATGGAAAAATGTTTGATACTGTAGTAAAATTATCAGAAATTAAATATAAAGAAGTTGTAAGACCTGATAATATTGATTTAACATATAATTTTAAATTACCATTATGTAAAATTGATTTAACTTTCAAACTTTTAACTTATGGTGAAAAGAAAAAGTTAGACCAAAGATTAGAAAAAATTTCAAAGTATAAAAGTGATTCTCCAATTTTTGAAATACAAGAAAGAATTATTGCTCAAATACAAACAATAGCAGGTGAGTCTGATAGAAATTTTATTGAGAAATTTGTTAAACTTATGCCACCGATAGACTCGTTGGATTTAAGAACGTATATATTAAGTGTAGAACCTGGGTTAGATTACAATTATGAATTTGAAGGCAAATTCACAGGGGACTTTTTTCGTCAGAAATTTACCCTTGGTTTCGACTTTTTTTATCCAAGAGCAAAAGTATGAGGAAGTTATAGCACACGAAGTTAACTTTCTTGTTGAAAGTAAATATTCTTATAATGATATTTTATATACAATGCCTGTATATATGCGTAAAAATATAATTTCAATACTTTTAGAAAGAAATCAAAAGTTATTGAAAGAAAAAGAAAGAGCAGCAGGTTACAAAGATATTTAATTCTATTTATATTAAAAATGTAATATGAAGATATTATCTTATAAAATATTAAGTGAAGCCGCATTTGGTGATATTAAAACTATAGCAAAGCTAAAATTATTAACAAAACAAGGAGGTAATCCAACTTATAGTTTAACATATTTTAAATATTTGGTTAAAATTACTTTTGGAATTTCACCAATAAATGATGATGTTAAAAATTTTATATCGCCAACTTTTGCAGTAAATTTTGAGGGTAATAAAATGTTTTTATATCCTTGGTATAGCGAACAGGTAGCAGCATTAGAAGAAACAAATGCTAAAAAATGGGGTAGTTTAGAGTTGTATGATTTAAATGATGAAACTGCTATACAAGACATTGAAGGATATTTTTTAAACCCATCAGCCTTAGAATTTAGATTTCATTTTGAGGTTGGTGATACCACTATATTTAATCAGGCAAATAAATTATATAGATTTGCTAATCTTGATTTTTTATCAAATTTTCAAGGTGGTCCATCAGCAGCTTTTAAAATAAAAATGACAAATACAATTATGCGTGATTTGTCAATTTCAAGGAATCAACAAAGTAATGTAAGTAATAAGTATGCTATTGATATAGAACTTGACCCTGCAATATCAGGAGTTACTAATCCTGTTACAGGAAATTATAAAATTATATTTAATAATACAAGAAGCCCACTTGGAACTATACAAGGTTTTCCCAATGTATCATCATTTGGAAAAGTTAATAGTGGTGCTGTAAATTTTTATATTTATACACAACAACCATTTACTACAACACCTAATACAGATGTAGAATGTCATGTTGTTCATTATGACAATAATTCATGGAAAAAAACAGGCAAAATAAAATATAAAATAAACTCATTATCTCAAATCTAATAATTTAAAATATGGCAATGACACCTGAAGAAATATTGAGTACATCAATACAAAATCTTAATACTGCTGAACAATTAAGTCAAGTATATGAACGTCTTAGTGGTATTTTAGAAGACCAAAATAAGTCAATAAGTAGCTATGAAAATGCACAAAAAATAATTAAAGAATATAAAAAAAATGAATTATTATTTACTACTCAAATAGAAAAAGCAGAAGCCGAAATACTTAAACTAACAGGTTCAATACTTGATACGGACATTGAAAGATTAAGATTATTAAATGAAGAAGTAAAATCATATCAAAAACAAAAAACACTATTAATACAGAATAGGGAAGCACTTGAAGAAAATAGTAATATTATAGAAGCTTATCGTACTGATTTATATGAACAAGCAAAAAGTTGGGCAAAACAAGAATTTGGAATTAGAAGTATGTCTTCATATTTAATGACAGTTGATAAACAAATAAAAGGCTTAACATTAAATTTAGGATTATCGGGAAATAGGGCTGAATCATTAAGAGAGCAAATGTATGAAGCAACAAATGCCGCACAAAGGTTTGGTGCTTCTGCTGCTGATATTGTTGAAATACAAAGTAAAGTTAATGAATTAACTGGAAGAGCAACTGTTTTTAATGAAAAACAAGTTGCAAATATGGTTTTAATTGCCAAGGGAACAGGTATGGCAAATCAAGAAGCAGGACAATTTGTTGGTAATATGTTATCACTTGGTTCATCTGTTGAAGATGCGACTAAATTAATTGAAGATACTGTAAATGAAACTGCCAAACTTGGATTAAATTCTTCAAATGTTTTAAAAGGAATAACAGCAAATATTGGCAATCTTAATAAGTATAGATTCCAAAATGGTGTTGAAGGATTAAAGAAAATGGTTCAATCATCTGAGAAATTTAAATTTTCAATTGATGGTGCTTTTGCTGCTGCTGAAAAGTTTAGAACTCTTGAAGGGTTACTTGAAGCAGGTGCTAATTTAAGGGTATTGGGTGGTGAATTTGCTAAAATGGATGAATTTAAACTTTCATTCCTTGCAAGAAATAAACCCGAAGAGTTTGCTGTTGAAATGGCTAAACTTACAAAAGGTATGGCTAGTTTCAATAAAGAGACAGGTGTTTTTGATGTCGCTGATGTTGATATGGATAAATTTAGGTCTGTTGCAGAATTAACAGGTCAAGAAGTTGGTAAGTTGGTAGAGTCAACAAAAGAAATGGCTAAAATTGACCTTGCAAAAAGTCAAATATTTGTTGGTGATGATGCTGATAGAGAAATGATAGCAAAGTTGGCTTCCTTTGGTAAAGGTTCAACAATAGGTACAATTGAAATAGGTGATAAGAATGTAAGAATAGACCAACTAACAAGTGACCAATTAGAAATATTGAGACAAACACAAAAAACATTAAAACAAAGGGCAGAAGATTCTCAAACATTTGGTGAAACATTTGAAAATACAATTATGCAGTTGAAGTCTACATTGTTACCAATATTAGATGCTATAAATTATGTTTTAAAAGGTTTTAATAAAATTATAGATGTTTTCAGAAATGAAACTACAGGAAAAATGAATAAGATTGGACTTGTTATACCTGCCGCAATTTTATTATTATCAACTGGTATTGTAGGTATTTTAACAAAAATGGTACTTAGAATACCTTCTCTTTTAAGTAATGTTTTATCAAAAATTCCTGTTTTGGGTAATTTATTTGGGAAAGGAACAGGGCCAGTAGCAGCTACTACCCCTTTAAGTGGTGGACAGGCTTTGGGTTCAGGTTTGGGTGGTGCTGCAAAAATGGCTGCAATAGGTGTTGCGGCAGTTGGTATTGGTTTTGGTTTTAAAATGGCTGCTGAAGGTGCTGCCTCACTTTCTGATTCAATAAGTAAATTAACAGGACCGCAATTAACTGCATTAACAGATTCACTAAAAACTCTTGGTTTTTTATTAGGGGGAACTCTTGTAGTGGGTGTTTTAGCATTGGGTGCTGCAACTACTGCAACTTCCTATGGATTACTTGCTTTTGGTGCTGCTGCATTGATGGTGGGCGCAGGTATTGGATTGGCAGCTATGGGTATTGGTGAAATGGCTAAAGGTTTTTCAACACTTGGTAATGTTGATTTAACTAAGGTTGGTTTGGGAATGATGGGTATTGCAGGTGCGGCTTTAATGTTGGCTAATCCTATAGCGATGCTTGGTTTGGCTTCTATTGGGGTTGCTTTAGCAGGGATAAGCGCACTTAATTTTGATAATGTCATGCCATTGCAAAATTTAAAATTTATTGATGCCGATATAAAAAATATGAAAATGATGGTCGATTTATTGAATAAGATAAATTCCATTGATACAAGTAAACTTGATGCTCTTGGTAAACTATTTTCAGAGGGTACTATGAAAGTGGAACTAGTTGGTTCTCCGACAATTAACAATATGATTACTGTTGATGTTGATGGGGAGAAGTTCTATAAGAAGGTAAAACAAATGATACCAATTCAGATTAAAAAAGGTGTTCAACCGCAGGGTGGGTAATTATTTGTCAAAATAAAGTCTATATTTGGTTTCAATAGTTTTTGGCTTTGAATACGATTAAAATTTTTGAAAGGACACATATGCACATTCCGTTACAGATGATGGGATGTATTATGTCTTCTTCAACATATAATTTTAACGAGTTCAAGACCTATCTAAGTTTTGCATTCAGGACTTCTGGCAATTGTAAATTAAATAATACGATTAAGGAAAGGGTATGTAACCATCTTGATATTAGTCAAAGAACGCTTAATAAACATATAAAATCTTTAATTGAAAAGGGATACTTTGGATATAATTCAAAGACAAATATACTTTTTATAAATGGTTTATCAAAAATCAAAAAGTTAGTGTTTATTAATAATGATTACAATGAACGTATTTTAGGTAAGACAAGTTTTAAATTAGATATATCTGATTTTGATAAATTAAAGTTTTTAACGTTTAGTGCAATGGAACAATATATTCTTTTGCGACAATCTAAGTACAAAAATAGATTGAAACTTGAAGAATATTTAGTTGACAACAATTTAATAGAACGTTATGAGAATGGGAACGAATCAACAAAGACCAATCTAAAAAAAATCTATCGGACAGAAAAGAAAACCAAAGGAGATTCAATGAAAAAGGAAAATCCCAACCGCTTTGGTTTAAATCTTTTTACAGATGATAGAGATTATTTAGGTGTTTCAAACTCTTTTATTTCTGATAAATTTAATAGAACTAAATCATGGGGTTCTAAGATTAAAAAGAAATCAAGTTCATTAGGACTATTAGAGTACAATAAGAAATCAATATTTGTTGATTCTTTTCCATCTACATTTAATGTTAGGAGATATTTATCAATTAATAGTCCTGTTAAATATGGTAGATACTTTACAAGAAAAGATAATGATACAATTCTAGTATTTGAAACAGGATATGATGAAATCATTAGTAATGTTAAGTTAACTACAAGAAGAAGTAAATAATGATTTTTTGGAAAATTTGGAAACCATATATAAAAGGAAATTATTAAATACTAATATATAGAAACTATTTATTAGAAATATATAATACTTTATTATAAATATTATATTATCAATATTCTATTATCAATACTCTATGGCTGATATCAATTTTAATTTAATAGACCCTAATAATGAAATACTAAAAGGAACTCCTTGGTATGATATTAATAGCACTAATCCATTATTAGCAGATGGATATAAAACTAATGGTATACCTAGATTTGAAGATATAAGGTCTTTTGTTGAGTTTTCAATGAGACCAAAGAATGCAAATTACATTGAAATAACTAATCAAAGAATCACAAGTAATGCAGCTATTTCTGATGATAATAATATTATCTTAGGTGGATATTATAAAAGAAAAGATAGTAAAGGAAATGTTATTCAATCTTATTATTCAACAAATTATACTGATGAAATAATGGGTAGTAATGTTGAACAAAAAGAATATGAAGGTTTTGGAATTAAAAGTATTGATATAGTGTTTGATGCTAATAAAATACCTCAAGTTTCAGTTGTTTTTTATGATTTAAGAGGAAATGTATTAAATGATTTTAATAGTAAGTTTGCTAAAATGTTTCAATTACCTTATCCAGTTTTTCAACTAAGAATTAAAGGAGGTTTTGGACCATTGATAAAGTTTAGACTTCAAAAAATTAAAGATGATATATCTGTTGATGAATCAGGTAATTTTATTATTAATAGTAAATTTATTGGTGATAAATTCGCACCATTAAGTGATGTTCCATTACAATATTTAAATACTGTTTCTTATTTTGATGATAAAACAATTGATTTACTTGATAATCAAATTAAATCATTTCAAGATTTAATTGTATCTTCAAGAAGATTATATGAAAAAGCAAATCAAGTACTTGAATCAGACCAAGAAAATGCAAATAAAGAAGATTTAAAAAAAATAACTGAAAAAAGAAGTACAATATTTGGTATTTATAGTAATATATCTGATATAATAAAATTTAAATCACTCTTTACAAAAGAAACAATAAAAGAAACAATTCAAACAATAAAACCTGATGAAATTAATTCAATTATTAATTATATTGCTCAAACAACAATATTAAAAGACAGTAACAAAATTTCATTTGTTAATCAAACCATAACTATAGATAATAATAATAATTTAGTTAATCCACCATTAACAGAAACTTCTTTTTATGTAATCAATAAAATTGTAATCAATTATATTAATACAATTAACACTAATATTAAATCAGCAGGATTTCCTTCAACCATTTCAGTTTTTCCTTTTAAAACTTTTACTCCAAGAATTGATATTGCTTTTATACCAATTTTTTTAAACCAAATAAACATTATAAATAATATTGATTTTAATGCTATAGCAACTGAACTTAAAAATATAGATAATCAAATTAAAGAATCTGCCGTTAAAGGTAATGATGAACTTAATAGAAAAATGAGGGCATTAACAAAACAAGTTTTAGGTGACACAAAATTGACCATTGGGACTGTTTTTAAATTTATGATTGATGATTATAATGCATTAATGAAATTAGTTAAAAAAGCAGGTGATGATGGAGGTGCAAATAATCTTAGATTTGGTATTGACACATATGATAAAATTGGTTTTCCAAAAGTAATAGATACAATAGATGGTGTTGGTACATTAATATACCCTGGTTCAAAACCTCAATTTCAAGATTGGCCCGAAGTTAAATTTATTGAAGACTTTATAAAAGCATATTCAAAAGCATTAATTAATAATGAACTTACAACACTTTTAAATTCAAAGAATGAGGATGGTTCAAGTAGATATATACCTATAAACCCAAGAGAAGTTTATCAACTAACAAGAGATAATTCACCAAGTTCTGATATATTAAATGAACCAAAAAATGTTTATTTTAATAAATCAGCAGAAGAAATATGTCAATTAATTTATGAAAGATTTTTAATTCTTACAAATATTAATGCAGTTATTACAACAAATGATTATCAAAGTTGGAATAACGGTTCACAGTCTCAAACATTTCTTGGTTTTTTTAAAGATGTTTTTGGAAAATTAGACCTTAGTGATGACGATGTACAAAAACAACAATTCCTATCAACAATTCAAATTGAAGCAAGAAATATTGCATATGCTGTTGCGGCTTCAGAACAAAAAGTAAAAGATTATTTTAAAAATCTTAATACTAATTTTAATGATGATTTTTTAACAAGGAATCCGAAAGATATAATAACAAAAGGTATTATTAATCCATCTAATAATAATTTAATTAATATGGGTAAAGCATATCTCGAAAATATTATAACATTTGGCTCTCTTGATTATAATTATATAACAGTTGCAAGTGTAAAACCTCAATTAATAAATACCGATGGTCAAGAATCAGATGTTATAAGTATATATATGAAATCTGTTACAGAAGAATTAAAAGATTTTGACCAAGTAAAAATTACAAAAGATAATATTTTTTATTTTCCTGATTCTTTATTATCTGAAAAGGGTAATGAAAGTGATTATGATAAAGTTTCAGGATTTGGTTCTGTATTTGGTCTTGCATATCAAAAAAGAGATAAGAAAAAAATAGAGATAATTTATCAAAATATTGGGGATAAAGTATATGGGTGTTTTGATGTTAGTAAATTTATTAAAAACATAAAAACAACAGGTTTATATCAAGTACCAAGAGGTATTTTGGTTATATTAGGTTCAATATTAAAAACCTATTATAATACTCTTCTTAGTGAAGAAAAAATTAGACAAGAAATGTATAATCTAAATTTTGGTAATATGAATATTATTGATGATATTGATACAATAAAAATCATTAGGAATAGTTCATTTTTTAAATATCTTTATGAAGAAGCTGAAGACTTTGAAGAAGCCTTTCCATCATATGTATCAACTTTTTTTAGAGATTCTAATAATGTTTTTGCCCCTAATCAAGGTTTTAAACTTACACTACCCCAAGGTACTATAGTTACACCAGAAGAGACTGATAAACTTATTGCTTATATGTATCAAAAAAGATATGTAAGCATTAATGACATACAAGCAACAACAATATATAATAAAAATTATAATCCAACTTTAATAAATTCTAAATATCCTGATAGTGGATTATATGTAAAATATTTAAAAAATCTTTTACAAAAATTATCACCATTAATTGCAGATGATGAAAAGAAATTAAATGATAAGATAGATAAATATAAATCAATGATTTATGATAATGATATTAAATTAGCTGCTTACAAATCTTTTCAAGTAATTTATGAAAATTATCTTCATGGTGTATCTGAAAATGAATTCACTTTAAAAGTAAATTCCAATCAAGAAGATAGTTCATTTATTTTTGTTGATAGAGCATATAATGATATATCCGACCTTTGTATATTAGATATTAAAACATTAATAGATGAAACCGAAGATAGTAATGCTAATTTACTAACCGCTATTAGTAGAGTATTGAGTGATAATAACTTTTGGTTTTATCCTTTTCAAGGATTTTTAACAACAACAAAAAATTATGATGAGTTATTTAAAATAAATTATGATAAGGAAACAGAAGTAAGACCATTATTTGTTGCAATGTATGTTGGTGGATTATCAAGTAATCCAAATGCGAATGTAAACTCAACCTTAGAAAATGATGGTATTATGAAAAATAATATACCATCTGATTTTAAAAAGAAAACTGGTTCATTGAATGCGTTTTTAGTTAAATATACAGGTACACAAAATCAAATGGTTTTTTCAAATTTTGAGCATTCCACAGAATCTTTAAAAAATACCGATGAAGGTTTAAGAATTCAATCTGATATTATTAAAAATGGAAGTAATTCATTTTCAATACCAAAAGGACAATCACTATTAACTGTTTATCAAAAACAAAGTTATTCATCTACAATTAAAATTCCATTCGGTAATATGGGTATTCAACCTACACAATATTATTATGAAGATTTTATACCAATATTTGAAGGTTTATATATTATTTATAATGTAACACATTCTATTGACGCTGATAATCAAAGACTTGAAACCACATTTAAAGGATATAGACTTAAAAAAGATGTTAATCCTATTGTAACACAAGAGTTAGTTGAATTTGGTAAAAATAATGCATATTTAGATGCTCTTGGACAAATTGGCTTCGTTTCTAATAAAACAAATCTAACATCACAAGAAATAGAAATTATTCAAAGAGATACACCTAAAACAGTTAGTGGATATAAAGTTACAAGTGGATTTTTAAGAAACAAAGATGGTAGTTTGCATGGTGGTATTGATGTTGGAACACCTACTGGTACATCTATTACATTTACAAACCCTGATACTACATTTGTTACTACTGAGTTTGATGAAGGTGGTTATGGTAATTATATTGTTTTAAGGTCTAAGAAAAATAAAGTTGATTTTATATTTGCTCATTTAAAAGAATTTAGTGTAGAATTACAAAAATTAAAAATAGGAGACCCAGTTCCTATCACAATGATAATAGGTAAAACAGGTAAAACAGGTGGACCAAGAACAATAGGAGCAAGTTATTTTGGACCTCATTTGCATTTTGAAGTTAGAGAAATGCCTTGGGAAACTAATAAAAAAGTTTCTTATATCCCATATACTAAAAATTTAGTTTTGGGTAAATAAAACTACGGCAAATGTAAAAACTTGCCGTATATTTGTGCAATTATGAAATTAGCCTATCTGTACGGAATTGAACCAACAAATCCGTATCTGTCCACTTATTCTCATTATCCCTTGACAAAGAAATTTTCATTTGTTGATGAGATTTTAGATGACAAACCCCTGCTTATTGTGGGGATTAAAAAGGCTAGAGAACTTTATCCAAATCAGATTGACTTAGATAAGAACCACATTGAAAAAAATATTTATTGGTGTTATTCACCTGAAGAATATCTTTCAGAATTCTTAAAAAAATATGAAGAATTTATTTTAAATATACATAATTCATATTTAGATTTTTTAGATTTTGAAATTATTGATTTGTTTTTTAAGAATATCAATGAAGATGGAAAATTAATTGATTTTTTGAATGATTCTAATATTGATAATTATTATCAATTAAATAAGATGCTTTATTGTTATTCAAAATCAAATAATAAAATTTATATAATAAATATTAATGAGTTTGTTTGGTTTGACAAATTAAAAATTAACTTTTTATATGATTTTTTAAGTGATAAACAATACCATAATGATTCAGAATTAAAAATTAGTAATTATTTTACTAATTTATTTCATAATCAAGATACTTTCTTTGTTGAGAAAACAATTCCGTATTTTATTTTTATAAATCTATCTAAATAGATACTAATTATAAGAAAAGAAATATGGAAAATATAGATTTAAACAAAAAACTTTCTGATATTATTTCTTCAAAAGACAATAATGAATTGGTGGATACCAATGAAGAACAACAAGTAACTATAAAAGTGATTGATGGTTTATTTGAACATGCAGAAGTTATTAATAAGAAATTTGTAACAACTGATGGCAGACAACTATTAAAAGAAGTAAGATTTGAACAGTAATTATGAGAATCAGAGAAAAGAAAAATCAATCATATGACCGTTTTAGATATTTACTTGAGTTTCAGGTAAAAAGGGGCAATGTTATAGAACAAGAAGAGCCTGAAACAGAAACAAGTGGAGATATCTTTGACCAAATATCAGGCGCAATGGATGGCAGACAACCTGTTGCACCTGCATCTGTTGATGCAGAACAACCTATTTCAGATGAAGTGGTTGCTGATGTGGATGTAAATGATAACCAAACATTTGAAGATACAGCAAGTGATTTATTAAAAATTCATGCATCTAAAATTGATAACTTAACTCAATACATTAATGATTCTGTTAATATACTTAAAGTTTTATCACAAAAAACTAATGATATTACATCAAATGTTGATGAGATGGGTAATAAAATAGGTGAATTAAATCAAAGAGTTGATAAACTAACACCTCCAACACCTCTTGAGTCTTTAAATCAAATGGTTAAGAATACAACAGGAGGGCAATCAATTGAAGATTATTGGAATGACTATTTTAGAAAACATGGTAGGGCTGATATGGTAAATGGTTCTATTTATTACAATGATAAACAATATGATGAAAATGAAAAAGGTATGACATCAGGTGTTTATAGAACTCCTGAAATAAGCGACAATCAAATTAAAGACATAATCAAAAATTCATAATGATTCTTAGGTCATATTTTAAAAAACAAGCAACATTAATAAGAAATTCTTTTACTAATAGTTCAAGAAATCCTGTATTTGAACTATCATATGGTGGTACAAACAATTCAGCTACCACATATGTTAGTCGCTATGTTTTTAATGTAGACCTAGACAATTTAATTTCAAAAATAACAAGCAATACAATTAATCAAAGTACTGTTCAATCTCATATTTTAAAAATTAAAAATTGCATTTCTTTAAATGATGGTTATATTGGTGTTGACCTTATTACATCAAAAAGAGCAAGTGGTTTTGATTTAGCATTTATTAAATTAAACGAATCCTTTGATGAAGGAACAGGTTATGATTATATTTATAATGATTCTCAATATAGAGAAGTTGAATTAAATAAATCATCAGCCAATTGGTATAATAGAAAAAATCCACAAATTACTTGGACACAACCAGGTGTTTTCTTATATGATACTGATTATATTGATGATATAATAACATTAACAGGTATCACAACAGGAAATACACCAAATCAATTCATTGATGGTGATTTTGGAACTTTTGAAACAAATATATCAGGTATAACTAGTAATACACTTAATACTATATTAACATCATCAACATTATATAAATATAGTGGAAGCAGTTCACTATTATTAAAAAATTCTGACCCATTAAATTACTCTTTTAATTCACCAACAAATACTCTTTTTACATTTACAACACCTTTAAGTATATCAGCTAATACAACATCAAGTACAATATATTCATTATCTGGTAAATTTTTAGATTTAAATAGTTACACATGTAATTATAAAAGTATTTATCTTGATTTATCACCTAGTTTAGATAGTGGTATAACATTAAATTCAAACATTGAATATAATTCATCATCAAGTGCAGCAACATGGAATACATTATCAAAAATATTTACAGTTCCTAGTGGATTTACAGGAAATACATCTTATAAATTATCCGTAAAGATAGATGGAACAAGTGGAGTTAGTGATAATTATAATTTCTTTTTTGATAATTTTGATTTTTCAACAATAGTTAAAACATCATATACATTTACAACAGCAGCAACAAATTTATCAATATTAACAACACAAAGATTTGAAATTGGTAATGAAGATATTGAAGTTGACATTACCAATTATGTAAATGGTATATTATTTTCAGGACAACCAAATAATGGTATATGTATTGCTTATTCAGCAAATACAGAGTCATTAACACCAATCACAAAAAATGTTGTCACATTCTTTTCTAAGTATACTCAAACATTTTTTGAACCATTCTTAGAAACAAGTTATGATGACAGAGTAAATGATGAACTTTGTTGTATGAACTTTGATGTACCAAATGATTTCTTTTTTGTTTCTCAATCACCTATAACTTCAGTAAATAAATTTGAAATAGTAGATTCAGATGATTTAGTTTATTCAAGTATAACATCATTTACACAACTTAATAATTTTAATTACAAAGTTTCTGCCACAATTGATTCTGAAAATTATCAAGACCAAGAAATATTTACATACAAATGGTATTATATTCAAAATGGTAAATACAAAATTCTTGAAAAACAATTTAATATATCTAAAATAGACCTAAATGATGGTATGTCTTTAACATATAGTACAGAAGTATTTATAAATGTTTTAGGTATTAAATCAAATGAAATTATAACAAAAAAAGTTGGTGTAAAAAGATTAATTTTCAAACCAAAAAGTTTAATCCAATCAAGAATATTAAAAAATATAGTTGGTGACATTGAATTTAGAATTTATGTCAATCAAGGAAAGAATCAGATTGATGTAATTCCCTTTACAAAGGCTTCAAAAGTCAATGATGAATATTTTACCGAAATTGATTTTTCTTGGTTCATTTCTCACGATTACACAATAGAAATCAGAGGTTTAGACAGAAATGGTGTTCAATATCCGAACACGAATTATGTTAAATTTAGAGTGACAAATTAAATTTTTTATTTTTTTTCACCAAAATTCGACTATTTATAAATGAAACACATATATTTGTTTTAACAATAAATTTTTATTAACATTTAAAATTTTTTAACATTATGGGATTTGAATCATCCGAAAGAAAAATAAAGACATATATGTCTTTAGGAACAACAAAAACAAATGACAATAAAGTACTTTCAAAGTTCTTTGTCATTACCAAGAAGAATAGCCAAGGTCAGTATGAAAAACTACCTATGCTTGACTCAACCAACTACCCAAAACCTTTTTATGGGTTTTTAACAAGGATTACACCACTACTTGATAATACAATTACAAGAACAGATGGAACAAGAATCCCTTCACCAAAAATAAACTTTGAATTTACAGATGATTGCGGTGAAATCTATGTATTGGACATTCCATTTATAACTCAAGATAAAAGAGTGTCTCCACAAATCTTTGGCTTTATTAATTCTCTTGCTGATTTAGCCGAAAAAAAGAAACTTGGATACATTAAAATGTTTATTAACCAAGCTGCCGATAAAAATGACGTAAAAAGATTTAATCTTTCTTTAAGATGTTCTACACAATGGACAGCAGGTAGTAAAAACTTTGGTATCTTTCAAGAAGATATAACTAAAGTTGATTGGAAATACAATGCAAAAGATATTCCATCATTTGAAGTAACTAAAACAGTTGATGGTGAAATGGTAACTATTGACAATAGAAAAAAACAACAAGATTTCTTTTTGAAAGAAATTGAAGTTATCAATAAAGCAATTAGTGAGGCTAAATACGATATTGGTGAGAATTCATCAGCATCTATGAATAATGCAATCACACCATCAGTCATATATGATGACGATGATGACACTAGTGCTGATTTTGAAATGACAACATCATCTACAAAAGATACTAGTCCTGTATCAGTCAGTAGTGACGATGAAGATGATGACCTTCCCTTCTAGTTAAGGGTTTTTAAGGATACAGCACAATAAGTCTAACTCCCCTCTTACTTATTGTTGTTGTATCCTTTTTTTATGTACAATAATTAAAATAATTAAATATCATGGGTAGAACTTTAATAAACGATTCCGAAGAAAAAAAACCAATCAAAAAGAAAGAGTTTTCATTAGCAGATTTTAAACAAAAGTTTAAAATTAATGATGAAGATGTAAAACCATTATCTTGGTTACCAATGGGTAGTGCTTATCAAGAAGTCATTGGTCTTGAAGGTATACCACGTTGTGAATTAACATTGGTAAGAGGATATTCAGATACAGGTAAATCAACATTTGTATATGCAGCAGCAGTTTCTGGTCAACAAAATGGTGAACTACCAATTATCATTGATACTGAAAACGCAATGAAGAAAGACCACCTTACAAAAATGGGTTTTGACTTTGATTTGCCTCATCTATATGTTGATACTGATTATTTACTTCAAAATTACGGTAAAAAATATAATAAAGAATTTAAAGAATCGTCCATTGAGGATATTTCAGAATTCATGCATGATATATTAGATGCACAAGAAAAAGATGAACTTCAAATGGATGTCGTATTCTGTATTGACTCATTTGGTTCAAGTGATTGTAGAAAAACATTATCCGCAAAAGAGAAAGATAAAGAAGCAAATAATATGTGGAATGCAGGTGCAATGGAACAATGTTTTAAAGGTATTTTCCATCAAAGAATTCCATCCACAAGAAAAGTAAGTAAAAAATATACAGCAACCGCTATTGGTGTTCAAAAGATTTGGTTTGATTCACAAGCAGGTGGACAAGGTGTTGTTAGACATAAAGGTGGTGAATCAGCATATTCAGTTGCTAGATTAATCATTCACGTTGGTGGTGTAAAAACTAGAGGTGTTGAAAAGATTAATATCACTAAGAATAAAAAAGTAACCTCACTTGGTATTCTAGCACCTGTAAAAGTTGCAAAGAATCACGTTTCAAATATTTCTTTTGAAGGTAAGATTTTATCAACAAGTTATGGGCTTGTATTGGAATCAGAACTTGAAGAGTTCAAAAAGAATCACTTGTCCGAATTGCTTTCCGAAATCGGTGAAGATGGTGATGATGATGTTCAATTGGTACGCATTCAAGATAATTCTAAAGAAGAATAATGAATAAAGAACAACTAGAAGAAGAATTAGAAAAGTTCAAAAATGTTGATTATCGCATAGATAATGAAGGTTTAGAATATTGTTTTGTAAATTATTCAACTTTTTCAGAAATTAAAGATAAACAATTTCATAAATTAAGGGTACAATTACTCCTATCAATTTATAAAATGAAGGGATATGTTAGTGACAAAATAAATGAACTTGAATCTTCTTTAGAAGATAATGAATAATGGTAAGTAAATTCCCTATAAATACATTATTAATTGATGGAAACTACCTTTTAAAACGGTCTTTTAATGGTGCTAAACACACATTTAATGGAACTCGTCACATTGGTGGTCTCTATCAATTCATAATGCAAACCCGAAGTCTTGTCCGTTCTCAAAATATTAATAAAGTTGTTGTATTTTGGGATGGAGAGAACGGTGGTAAACTCAGATATGATATTTATAGAGAATATAAAGCAAATCGTGAAGGAAAAGAATGGTATAAAAAGATTGATTTGACCCCTTATGAACTCAGAAAACAACAGCAGGAGAAAGAATCATATCTTTGGCAGATGGTTAGAGTAAAAAACTATCTTGAGGAATTATTTATAAGACAAGTTCAGGTTGACCAAATTGAATCAGATGACATGATTGCATATTATTGTCAAAAGTATCATGATAAAGAGAATATAACTATTTACACTAACGATAGAGATATTTGTCAACTTCTTGAATATGATAATGTATCTGTTTATCTTGCTAATTTAAAACAGAATGTTACCAAAAAAAATTACTATCTTCTTTTCAAACATCACTATAGTAATCTCACAGTTATTAAAACTATGTGTGGGGATGATTCTGATAATATTAGTGGTATTGATGGTTTGGGCGAAAACACTCTTCTCAAGCATTTTCCAAAGATTCAAACTCAAAAAGTCAAAGCAGCAACTATTATTAGAGAAGCAAGAGAAATAAATGAACAACGAATCACCAATAAAAAGAAACCTCTTAAAGTTCTTGAAAATATTGTTGAAGGCGTTTTCAAAACATATGGTAAGATAGGTTTAGAACAATATAAATTAAATTATAAAATAATTAATTTGCTTGAACCATTTCTTACAAAAGAAGCAATGGCAGAATTAGTACTTGTAGCAGAAGAACCATTAGACCCAAATGGTAGAGGTGAAGAGAATTTATTAAAAATGATGACAGAAGATGCATATCTTGAAAATTATAATGCAGATTTTTTAAGATTTCATGAACCCTTTTACCCCGTTATTTTAAGAGAAAAAGATTTTTTTAAAAAAAAATCATATATTTGAATAAAGCTAAGTGATTTTTAAAATGAATAAAAACTATTTCAAGTTTTCCCTCTCTTATAGAGACAAAGTTGTATCGGAAAGAATTTTTGATGCTGATTGTTATAATCCACAAATTAGACAAATGGTCAATATCAAGGATTTAGTTCCTGAAATCCGTAAAGTTTTACAAAAGGTATTATCAACACCAAGTCAAAAACTTTCAAATGAGTATTATACTGGTTTTAATAAAAACAATAAACCTGTCACAATTAAGATTGATGATTTAAAAGATAAGAAACTTAATCATAGATTTCAATATCTTAAAGAAAAGCATAAAACAAACACATCCTCTATTAAGGATAAAAATATTAATAAGGTTTCAATTGAAAGTAATCTTAGTAAGATTAATGACAAGTATATGATTGTTATTTCTTTGAGAGATGGTTCTACTGAACTTTTTTACAAGAAAAATATTCAAGTGCTTGAAGATTCTGTTAAAGATGTACAAGCAAAATCAAGTATTCCTTTTGCAAATATTAGACAAATTGAATTTGTTGAAGAACTTCAATTCGACTTTGCACTTTACTTTAATGATAATTATGTCATTCAAAGAAAGTTTACTGTTTTTAATTTTAATCCTGATTCTTTTCTTTCCGAAGAATTTATCAGAATCAATAATGACATTTGCAATGTGATTAAAAATCATATTAAAAAAGAAGATATTAAAATGCAATATGCTGATTATGAAATTATGCAAAAACATGATATATCTTTCAATGATTTGAAGGTATTATCTCAAGATGAGAAGAAAAAACTTCTTAGAATGGATTACATCCTAAATTAATTTTAAACTTTTAATTTTTTATTAACAATAATGCGTAATAACATGTTATCGCTAGGTTCTGATAGACATCAGAGAAGAATACTATTTCATATTTTTTATAGTGACTTCCCTAAAGATGTTATTCTAAAACTAGAATCGAGTCATTTTACAGAAGAAAAACATAAAATTATTTTTTCATTAATTAAACAATATGTAGAAGAATATACCAATCTTCCCACATTAAGAAACATTGGTGAAATTATTAAAGCAAATAAAAATCATACAAAAGAACAAAAAGATGCTTGGATAAATGAGTTATCTAGCATCCATAAAGATTATAAAAATCTTCTTGATGGAAATGAAAGAAATGATTTTGATTTCATTAAAAAAACAACAAATGCATTTATTCAGGTTCAAGAACTGAAGAATCTTTCAGAAGGTGATATTAGAAATATTGTTGAAAGCAATGATTTACTATTACTTGATAAAGTCCTTGAAAAAATGCGTAAAATCATTAACATCGGTACTGAAGATGAAGACCCTGATGATATTGATGATATTGATGAAACACTCTTTACACAGCGTTATAGAGACTTTATTCAAACAGGTCTTGCAGAGGTTGATAAAATTATTACAGGACTACCAAAGGGTAAATTAGGTATTCTTATTGCAGGTCAAGGTGTGGGTAAGTCTACTGTTCTTGCAAGTTTTTCTGTTAATGCTTTTAAACAAGGTAAAAAAGTATTACATATTATCTTTGGTGAAAACGAAACTAGAGATATCAAATTACTTGTATCAACTGCATTGACAGGTATCTCTTTTAGAGATGCTCAAAAGAATCCTGAAAAAGCAGCAAAAAGAGCAAATGAGGAAATTGAAAAGATTAAATCAAAACAACTTGGCCTAATCAAAATAAAAAGATTCCCATCGAGCGAAATGACAGTTCCTAAGTTGAAGAATTGGGTTATTAAGTATCAACAAAAGGTTGGTTATAAATTTGACCAAATCAATATTGACTATGTTGATGAGATGATTTCACATCTTTCAAATCAAAATAATCCATATCAAGGTGAAAAAGAAGTTGTTGGAGGTATTTTGGATATGCTTGTTGAGTTTGATATCTGCGGATGGACAGCAACACAAGCAAAAAAAGAATCTAATAACAAAAAACGACTCGATTTGAATGATTCAGGTGGTTCTGTTGCTAAAGTAAAGAAAGCACAAGTAGTTATTACCATTGGTCGTGATTCGGATGATAGAAATAATAATCGTGCTACATTCCACTTAGCAAAATCAAACATCTCTCCATCAGGACATTATTTTGAGGATTCTACTTTTGATACTGCTCATATGAGATTTGAATTAACTCCACCAACAGGTTCAGTTATTGAAGAATTTGATGATGATGAGATTATTGATAGTGATTATGAAATTGTAGATAATAATAAACAATTATTGACTGCAAATAGTAAACCATCCGAAATAGACCTGTTAAAATCTTTATGATAGATGACAATCTATACTTTTATAGAACAAAAACACCCTCAACAAAAGAGGGTGTTCTTGCTTTACAAAGATGGAAAGAAGATTTAATGCTTGATTTGCCAAATGAACATATGGCATTGAAGCTTGAATCAATGCATAATTATATTTATGATAATTTTTATAATAGAAAGGAACTTAGAAATTCAAAAAGAGTTATAAATTTTATTTATGATTTGTTTTTTGAACTTTATAGTAGAAATAATTATTTAAATCAAATATATTTAGTCAAATCTTTTGATAGATTTATATCTGACCATAAACATGTTTTATACTCTTATGAAGAAGAAAAAATCGTATTATATTTAAATATTTTTATTGAAAGTTTTTGACAATATGGAAAAAGTTATTAGAGATGGAAAAGTTGCTGTGCTAATATCTCAAGGATGGGGCGCAGGTTGGTATACTTGGCATAGAGATAATCAAGAATTATTGTTTAGTCCCAAATTGGTTGAAATGGTAGAACAAAATAAAAGAAATGAAATTAATGACCAATGGATTCTTGAAAATTTAGGCATTGATATGTATGCAGGTGGTTCTGATGGGTTAGAAATTCATTGGTTACCAATTGGTACAATATTTTGTATTGAAGAATATGATGGTTTTGAAACCATACGAACCATTGAAGATTTAGTATTAACAGCTTAAAATATGAAAATTTATTATTATTGCCCAAATCTGAATCATCCTTCAGGTGGTATGGGTGTTTTATTCAAGCAAGCAAAGATTCTTGCTGATAATGGTTATGATGTTACACTTCTTTATGAAGGTCAAGAGACATTCAATCCAACTTGGATGGAATTTAGTATTGAACATATTCCAAAGGTTAGAATTAACCACCTAGACAGCTTTAAAATCAACTCAAATGATTTATTGGTAATACCAGAAGGTTTTGGTTATTTGATTGATTCTACCAAGAATATGAAGTGCAAGAGAACAGTTCTTGCACAGAGTTGGATTTATATTTATACATCAATGCCAAGAGCAAAGTCTTGGAAAGAATCAGGTATTGAAAGGGTAATTAGTGTTTCACAAGGTATTACTGAATATATTCAAAAGTATATGCCAAGAATTGAGGTTGACCAATACAAACAATCCATAAGTCCAATATTTAAATCAAATTTAGATAAAGAATTCAAAGTTTGTTATTCATCCTCAAGGTCAAATACTCAACAGATGAATACATTAAATCTTATTAATATTCTTAAATCATCAGATAAGAGATTAAGAAATGTTCAATTTATTGAATTAAAGGGAATGTCAAAACAACAATTTGCAAATGAACTTGCTAATTGTGCTTTTTGTCTTTATACAGATGAAATTGCAGGATTTGGAACACTTCCATTAGAAGCAATGGCTTGCAATACACATGTTGTTGGTTTCTCAAACATTGGTAATAAAGAATATGTAAGAGACAGTAATGGATTTTGGTGTCAAAATGGTGACTATCATACACTTACTGATAATATTATCACAGAATTAAATAGATTTCTTGATGGTTATGAATATGATGGTTTGTGTCTTCACGAAATAAATACTTCTTCACAATATAATGAACCGCAGGAAAAAGAACGTATTTTAGATATATTTGAAACTTTTAAATAAAACTATGCTGCTAAATTTAATCATTTTTTCAAAAGACAGAGCAATGCAACTTCATTTATTGCTTGAGTCTATTTTATTAAATTTTAATGTTGAGGATTATAAATTGAATATTCTCTATAAAGCATCAAATGATGAATACAATAGAGGATATAATATGATTAGAGATTTATATCCACAATTTTTATATAAAAGAGAAGAGAATTTTAAATCTGATTTAATGTCATTTTTCAATAATTCTGAATATACAGTTTTTTTAACTGATGATGATATTATATATCAGTCTCTTAAATTGAATAATGATGAGTTGCATAATATTTTTATGTTAACAGAAGCAAATTGTTTTTCATTGCGTTTGGGATTGAATACTGTTAATTGTTATACAATGCAAAGATTGAATAAATTGGAAAATTTTAATAAACATTCATTTTTTCATGACACAGATTTAATTGAACCAGTTATTTCTTGGAAAGTAAAAGATGGCACAAATGATTATGCATATCCTATGTCTGTTGATGGTCATATTTTTAAAACTGAATACATCAAGAATCTTTGTGAAGTTTTAGAATATACAAACCCTAATTTATTTGAAGGGTTTTTGTCAAATTTTGGGAAACCTGAAATGATAATTTCATCATATGAACATAGTAAGTTAGTTAATTCACCAATTAATAGAGTTCAAGATACATTTCAAAATTTATCAGGAATGAAATATAAATATTCAGTTGAAGATTTGAATGAAATGTATCTGGATGGTCTTATTTTAAATCTTGAAAAAATGAATTTCAATGAAATCACAGGATGCCATCAAGAAATTCAACCTATTTTTAAATTAAATGAAGAATAATTTTTTAATAGTATGTTTTTTTTATAATGCTGCTGAATACATTGAAAAATGTATTGGCTCAATTATATCACAAGATTATCAAAACTATCGTGTTCTTTTTGTTGATGATGCATCAACTGATAATGGATTTGATTTAATTGATGATGATGAAAGTTTCATAAAAATTAAAAACCAAGAAAATAAAGGTTTATTGTATAATTATGCAACATATCTTCAATTATATGCAAATGAGGATGATATTATAATTGTATTAGATGGGGATGATTCTTTATATGGCAATAAAGTACTTTCTTATTTAAATGATTTTTATAATGAACATAATTGTTTAGTTACATATGGACAATCATTATGGACAGATGGTAGAAAAGGATTTGCAAGACCTTACACAGAATCAGAATTTACAAATCTTAGAAAAACACAATTTTTAGCATCACATCTTAGAACATTTAAATACGAATGTTTTAAAGAATTAATGAATCAAGACCCAAATTTTGATTGTTTTAAGGATAAAAATGGAGATTTTTATATGATGGCAGGTGATGTTGCAACAATGTATCCAATTATGGAAATTGCAGGTTTTGAAAAAGTGAAATATATTGATAAAATATTATATCTTTATAACATACATAATCCATTATCTGACCATATGAAAAATCAACAACTTCAATGGTCAATTAATAGTGAAATTAATAATAAGAAAAAATTTAAAACTTTATGATACTAGATTTTAATCAACTTTTAAGAAAATACAATATGGACATCAAGGGCATTATCCATATTGGTGGTCATTATGGTGAAGAACATTCTCTTTACAAACAAAACAATATAAAAAATATTGTATATTTTGAACCATTAAAATCAAATTTTGAGGTATTAAAAAATAATGTAAAAGATGATGCATTGCTATACAATATTGCATTAGGTAATGATGATTGTGATATTGAAATGAATGTTGAAACAGCAAATAATGGACAATCATCTTCAATTTTAGAACCCGATTTACATCTTTTACAATATCCTAGTATTGTTTTTGATAAAAAAGAAACAGTACAAATGAAAAAACTTGATAATGTTGGATTAGAAAATAATTACAACTTTATCAATATAGATGTTCAAGGATATGAACTTGAAGTTTTTAAAGGTGCTGAAAACACACTAAAAAACATTGATTATATTATCTCAGAAATTAATAGGGCTGATGTTTATAAAAATTGTGCAAAAATTGAAGAACTTTGCGACTTTTTAGGAAGATTTGGTTTTAAATTAGTTGAAGAAAATTGGTTAGGCCAAACTTGGGGTGATGGTTTATTTATTAAAAAATTCTAAATACAATGGCATTATATCATCAACTTGAACAAAATGAAATTGATATAGTAAATTATCTACATCAAACCAATACAAATGAAAACTTAACAGTATTTGATGTTGGGGCAAATAGAGGTTTATTTATTGATTTATTTTTAAACAAATTCAAAAATATAAAAATACATTCATTTGAACCAATAACAAATCTTTTTGATAATTTATCTTTAAAATATAAAGATAATCAAAATGTTATATTAAATAAACTTGGAATCTCAGATGATGAAAAAACACTTGAATTCTGTGAATTAATAAATCCTGTCACAGATGGTTGTTCATCACTTATAGAAAGACCTGTTTTTAAAGAAATGGGATGGGAATATAAAAAATATGAAATACCAACAATAAGTATTGATAAATATTGTTTAGATAATAATATTTCATATGTTGATTTTATTAAGATTGATGTTGAAGGTGCTGAAATGATGGTATTAAAAGGTTGTCAACAATTATTTCAAAATAATGCAATAAATCTTATCCATTTTGAATATGGTAATACATTTCAAGATGCTGGTATTACATTATATGATGTTAAAGATTTTGTTGAAAAATATGGTTATAATATTTATTATTTTGAAGATAATAAATTCAATAAAATTGATACTTTAAATATCAAACAATACGCAAAAATTAGTATTGTTAATTTTGTTATTAAAAAATAAATAATTATGGAAAAAATAAGTCTTTGCATACCAAATTATACTAGAACACATTTTCTTATAGAATCTTTCAATAAGGTTATTAATGATGATAGAATCAGCGAAATTATTATTAATGACGATTGTTCTTCAAATTTTGAAGAAGCAATTAAACTATTAGAAGATTTAAATTCCAATAAAATAAAAATCTTTAGAAATGAAGTAAATTTAGGTCCAATGTTTAATAAATTGGAAACAATAAAAAAAGCATCTAATGAATTTTGCATCTTGTTAGATTCAGATAATGTCATCTCTAAAGAATATCTTGATACTATCTATTCTCAAGAATGGTCAAAACATAAAATAATTTGTCCTGAATTATTAATACATCATGAAGAAAATATATGGAATCAAAAAGATGTATTTATTCCTTATACTGATTTTTTAAATATAAAGATTGATTTTCAATATGTAAAAAATTGTATTTTAAATGGTAAAAATATAGAAACATTACTAAATACAGGTAATTTTTTTGTTAATAAAGATATGTATGTAAATTCATTTGTAAATAATACATTTGATAGAAGTGTAGATGTTTGTGATGTTTGTTTTTTTTCTTATTTATTTTTATTATTTGATAATCAAAATTATTTAGAAGTTTGTAAGGGTTTAAATTATGTACATAGAGTACATAATGGAAGTTTTTATCTGAATAACGCACATAATGGGGCATTACAATTAGGAATTTTAAGACAAAATTTTATCAAATAAAAATATGATACTTCAGTCACCTGATTTTTTAAGAGTAAATATTAATACAATTTATCCACCTTATAATAGTGTTCTTTTTGAAGAATATTTTTATAGAGAATTTGTATCTAATAATGAAATTACAAATAGAATTTATATACCTGCATTTTGGACAAGTCTATATGTTAATAGAAATTATGGACATGGTGATTTATCTGATATACAGAATTTTATTGATAATTTAGATAGAAATCAAAAATATTTTACAATTGTTCAATATGATGATAATATTTTAAATGATTTTAAAGATTTAGATATTAAAATATTTACTATGGGTGGTCATGGAAAATATAAAGATAAGTCATATCCAATTCCATTAAATTGTTTACCTCCTAAAGGTCTACAAATTATGAATAAAGATATTTTAGGGTCTTTTATTGGTAGTATAAATGGTAGACATATTATTAGAGAAAAAATGGCAAATGTTTTAAAAGACAATAATAAATATATTATTTCTGAACATATAAGTTACCCTCAATTTAGAGAAATAATGTCAAGAAGCATTTTTTCATTATGTCCAAGAGGTTACGGTCAAACATCTTTTAGAATTTGTGAAGCATTACAAGTTCAATCTATTCCTGTTTATATTTATGATGAACCATTAATTCCGTTTTATACTGAATTTGATTTTAATGATATCGGAATCTTGATTCATGAAAGTGAGATTGATAAAATTGATGAAATCTTATCTTCAAAAACTTCAGAAGATATTCAAAATTATGTTAATAATGGAATTAAAATTTATAATGAATTTTTTGATTATAAAGGATGTTATAAAGCAATAATTAAAATACTAAATAAGTAAAAAAATGATAAAAGAAGAAAAAAAAAATATTGAGGATGATTTTATTAAAAAATATCCTGAAGTGGTGTTAACATCTTGGGGTGATAGTCACAATAAAATTACAAAAATCATCAATGAAAATAATTATAAAATTGGTGTTGAAATTGGTGTAGCATATGGTGGTCACTCAACAAGCATATTAGAAACAACTAATGTAGACAAATTATATGGCATTGACCCATATATGAATTATGATGCCTATAAAGGTGATACACAATGTTTTGAAAATACTAAAATCAATGACTTACATGATTTTGTTAAACTTAGAATGTCATTTTATGATAATAGATTTGAACTTGTTAGAAAATTGTCACACGAATGTTCTGATATGTTTGAAAATGAATCTTTAGATTTTGTATATATTGATGGCAATCATTATGAAGAATATGTAAAAAGAGACATTGAAATTTGGTGGGATAAAGTAAAAAAGGGTGGGATTTTATCAGGACACGATTACAACCATCCTTCATTTCCATACGTTACAACTAGTGTAAATGATTTTTTTTCTAAGTTAAACAAAGAAGTAAATTACTTAGAATCACACGTTTGGTGTGTTTATAAATAAAAAAATGAATTGTGATATAATAATAAAATCAAATAGTCATTATTCACATTTATGGCCTATTATAAATGATACCACATCTCATTTTAATAAAGTATATTTATGTATAGATGATGATTTAGGTTTTAAATTTAATAATAATATTAATATTATAAAATATGATTTAAATTTATCATATCCATCTAGATTAATATCTATATTAGAAAATATAGATTCTGATTACATTTTATTAAGTCATGATGTTGACATATTATTAAATTTTGATATTATTAAATATAATAAATATCTAAACATTATCAAAGATAATAATATAGATAGATTAAGTATGGGTGTATTTGTAGGAAATGATATTATTGAAGATGGTATGTTAAAAATATGTAAATTAGAAAAACATATGAGTACTAATTTTTTAACTCCATATGATTATGCACCATCAATTTATAATAGAATTAAAATTTTAGATTTTTATAAAAATTTCAGAACAGAAACTTATAAAAATTTGGAACATAATGAATTGGCTCAGTCATATATTAATGATAATTTAAATTGTTATGGTATACAAAAAAATGAAAATTTAAAATTAATTTATCATAGAGGATTTGTATATACTTCTGATTTTAATTTTTTACATTTAACTATTTCAGGTAAATTTATGAATGAGGAAAATTATTTTGATTTAATAAGTGACTTTAATAAAATTAAAGATAAATATAATTTAAATCTACCTATAAAAAATTACAATTTATCAAAACAGGAAATATGATAAAATATATTGTTATTTACATATAGATAAACATGAAACTTTTTTTAAAAGATAATAATAGAGAAATTAATATTTACAAAACAAAAAAAATTAAATTAATAGGTAATAATATATTTTACCCAAATTGCTTAATGTATTCATTAGATAATAATGAAATATATAAACCAATTAATGAAAATATCATGTCATTATTAAATTTTGAAGATAACTATTCATTTAATATTGATATTACTTATAATAATATAATAAAATCTCCTGTATTTTTTTTTATTTACAATACAGATAACTATTATCATTTTGTATATGATACATTACCTTATTTAATTTCTTTTTTTGAACTTAAAAAAGAGATTAAAAATCTTAAATTGTTAATGAATTATCCAAATATATCAAAAAATAAACATTATAAATTTGTGTTAGAATTTTTAGAAATATTAGGTATTAGCTATGATGACATAATTATAGGAAATCAAGACACTCTTTATAGTGAAGTTTATTTTTCTACATCATATACTCATGATTCAAAATCCAATTTACCACCAAGAAAAGAAATTTATGAATTTTATCAATCAATCGTAAATAAAGTAAAATCTAAAAATAAAATAGATAATTTACCCAAGAAAATATATGTTTCTAGAAGAACTTGGATTCATAATGATTTATCAAATATTGGTACAAATTATACAACTAGAAGAAAACTTATAAATGAAGATGAATTAGTTAATAATCTTGAAAAAATAGGTTATAAAGAAATATTTACAGAAAAGTTATCAACTATTGAAAAAATACTAATGTTTGCACAAGCAGAATCAGTTATAGGTTCTATAGGTGGTGGTCTCTGTAATGTATTATTTTCTAATAAAAATACAAAATTATATGCAATTATATCACCAACATTTTTAGATGTTAACTATAGATTTAAATATTCATTTTCAAATGTTAATACAGTATATTTTTATGAAACAAGTCATGTTGAAACTGATAAGTTTAAAAAATATATCAGAGTTAAATTTAATAATTTTATTGGTGAAATAGAAGATATAAATAATGATGAAATTTTAATTTCATATGTTGACCAAAAAGTTGCAGGTTGGAATAGTGAAATGGAATTAAAAACAATTACTGCTAAAAAAGAAGAATGTGAATTATTGGACAATGGTTTAAATTCTGCGTGGCAAGTTAATATACTAAAATTATTAGAGATTTTATGAAAGTAGCATTATTAATATCAGGATATCTAAGAAGTTATAAAAATAATATAAAATATATACAAGATGAAATTATTAGTAATTTTAGTGATGTTGATATTTATTTACATATTACAAAAAATGAAAGTAAAGAGGATAAATATTTAAATTTTATTGATGAAGAAAATGATGTAAAAAATATTGTTTCTATTTTAAAACCTAAATCTTTATTGGTTGAAAATAATGCAGATGCTAACATTTTGAAAAATCAATGGTCAAAACTTTATAAATTAAATCAATTAAAAATAACTAATGAAATATTAGAAAATAAAAAATACGATTTAGTTATACGTTATAGATTTGATTTAAGGCTAAAAACATATCATGTATTTAATAATATAGAATCTAATAAAATTTATATCCCAAAAAATAGTAAAATAGATAAATCAAAACTTCAAAATCCTGATGATAATTATATATGTGATGCATTAGCATTTGGTGATTCATATATAATGGACAAATATTTTGATATATTTAAATATTTAGATAAATATGGTAATGTATCGGAAACTAGTCTTTATAAATATTTAAAGAATTTTAATATAAAATATGATTTAATTGATATTGATTATGAGTTTATATTATCATCTTGTAATATATTTGGTATATGTGGTGATTCAGGTTCAGGTAAAACACGTTTAGGAAATAGGTTAAAAGAATTTTTTTCTAATTCATTTATGTTAGAATGTGATAGATATCATAAATGGGAGAGAGGTGACGAAAATTGGTCTAAATTTACACATTTAAATCCTGATGCAAATTATATTTCTAAAATGAATGAAGATATTTTTAATTTAAAAGTTGGAAATTCAATTTATCAAGTTGATTATAATCATAAAAACGGTAGGTTTACGGAAAATAAAATAATTGACCCAAGTGAAAATACAATAATATGTGGTTTACATAGTTTATATCAAGAAAATGAAAATTTATATGATATAAAAATTTTTATTGATACTGATGAAATTTTAAAAACAAAATGGAAAATAGAAAGAGATGTAAATGAACGTGGTTATAAATTGGAAAATGTATTAGCACAAATTGAAAAAAGAAGAGAAGATTATATAAAATATATTTACCCACAAAAATATAAATCAGATGTTATAATTAATTTTTTTCCATTTAATGATGAAATCGGTCTTAGACTTTTAATTAAAAAAGATTTTAATATTAATTTTTTATTTGATAAATTAAAAAATAATAATATTGGTTTTATCTATGATAATAATGATATTAAATTTAATATAATTATATTTAATAAATATTTTTATATTGATTTTTGGGAAAATTCTATAGTACCAAAATTTAATGACTTTTATGATTATATAATTTACATCATTTTAAATATGAAAAGACAATGAAAGATTTAATAAATTTATCACATTCTGTTTCAAAATTTTGCGTTGGCATGGAAGGTAATGTTTCCATGAAAACCAATTTAGGTTTAACTATAAAAGCAAGTGGTTCTAAATTAAGTAATCTAAATGACAAAGATTTAGTATCTTATGATTTTTTGGGTAAACAGGTTGATAATTTTGAAAAAAGAGGAAGTATGGAACTTGGTTTTCATATTTTTTTATTACAACAAGAAGATATTAATTTTATAGCACATACACATCCAATAAACACATTAAAAATACTTTGTACAGAAGATATAGATACATTTGCAAATTATAGATTATTTCCTGACCAAGTAGTTTTCAATGGAAAAAAATCTTGTATTGTACCATATGCAAAACCTGGAGATGAATTAACAGAAAAGATTAAAACACAAGTCAATATTTTTATAAAAACAAACAATGAATTTCCAAAATTAATTTTATTAAAAAATCATGGAATTATTGCTTGTGGTAAAACATCAGAAGAATGTATAATAATAAGTGAAATCTGTGAAAAGGCTGCCGAAATATTTATAGGTTCTAAATTAATTGATAATATGAATTTTTTATCAAGTTTTCAAGTTAATAACCTTATATTTGATGAAAAGGAAAAATATAGGAAATCTTTAATATGAAAATAATTTATATTGATATTGATGAAACAATCTGCACAACACCTGAAAGTAGAAAATATGAGGATGCTCAACCAATTTTTTCAAATATCAAAAAGATAAATGAATTATATGACCAAGGAAACACTATTGTTTATTGGACCTCAAGAGGAAGTAGGAAACAAATCAATTGGTATGATTTAACATACAAACAATTAGTATCATGGAATGTTAAATTTCATGAATTAAGAGTTGATAAACCTTATTATGATTTATTTATTGATGATAAAACTTTAAGAATTGAAGAAATATGAAAATTATATCACATAGAGGTAATATAAACGGCTCTATATCTGAAAAAGAAAATAGACCATCATATATTGATTCAGCCATCCAACTTGGTTATGATGTTGAAGTTGATTTAAGAATTATTGATAATGATTTTTGGTTAGGTCATGATGAACCTCAATATAAAATTCAATTAACATGGATGCGATTAAGAAAAGATAATCTTTGGTTTCATTGTAAAAATATTAATTCAGCATTAAATTTAGCTAAATTAGATGAAGATTTTAAATATTTTTGTCATTCACAAGAACCATATGTATGTACAAGTCATAAATATCTTTGGATTCATGATTTAACAACTAATATTAACGATAAATGTATAATTCCTCTTTTATCAAAAGAAGATATTAATAATTATACAAATAGCGAACCCTACGCAATTTGCACAGATTTTGTTAATTATAGTATAAAATGAAAAAAAATATCATACTAATACCGCCATGTTTTACATATGGAGATTGTTTATCAGTAATTGGTATGTTATATTTTTTATTAGATTACTATGAAAAAGTGTATTTTTATGTTGGTAACGATACATTAATATTTGAATATTATTTGTGCTATTTTTCCAATGATAAATTATTAAATGAGAGAATTTTTGTAATAAAAAATCCCGAAATATTATTAAATAATAGCCAATATGGTGAGTATCATATATGTAATACATTAACAGCAGAATGGGATAAAGCAAATTATTTATTTTATGATAATAAAAATATTGATAGTGAATTTTATTTTAATGATTTAAATCCATTATATAATAAATTAAATATTGATAAAAATCATATTTTTTCACCAAATTTACATTTACCGAATAAAAATATTGAAACTAATCATTTAATTTATTATAAATTACTTGGTATTAATAATAATGTTAGAATGGATTATTTTAATTATGAAAGAAATATAGAAAAAGAAAAAGAAATTAAGTATACTATATTAAAAAGCATAGGAATTAATGAAAAAGAAAAATATAATATCATAAATGACTCAGTTAATAATAATCAGAAATTAATTAATAATGATTTACCAATTGTAAATATAAATTTTTTAGCTAAATGTGCAGGAGATTTACTTACATTATTAGAAGATTCTGAAACAATACATTTTGTAGAAGGTAATAATGTTAATTTTTTCTATCATTCACAATATAAAAATATATTTAAATATGATAAAAAAATTTATTTTCACATTTGGCTTCGTAATAGAAATTGGACACATCCTAATATGAATTTAGATTATGCATGGAAAATGATGGATGAACCAAAATTAAATAATTGGATTTTTATTTTCAACCAAAAAGACTTACCTTATATATTATGAATAATATACAATTAATAATTCCAATGTCAGGGATTGGGAAACGATTCATTGACGTAGGATATTCCAACCCAAAACCATTAATTGAAGTTGATGGTAAACCCATTATTGAACATGTTATCAATCTTTTTCCAAATGTGACAGATATTACATTCATTTGTAATGACCAACATTTGAAAGAAACAAATATATGTGAAGTTCTAAATAAAATTGCACCAAATTCTAAAATATTAGAAGTACCTATTGGTTGTAAAGGTCCAGTACATTCAGTTTCACAAATATTTGATAATATTCAAGATGATAAAGAAATTATTATAAGTTATTGTGATTATAGTACAGTCTGGGATTTTGAAAAATTCTTATTAGAAACTAAAAATTGGGATGCAATTATTCCTTGCTATATTGGTTTTCATCCTCATATGCTTGGTTCTGACAATTATGCATTCTGCAAAGTAGATGATAAAAAACTTATAGAAATTAAAGAAAAAGAACCTTTTACTGATAATAAAATGTCTGAATATGCATCAAATGGTACATATTATTTCAAATCAGGCGCAATTGTTAAAAAATATTTTCAAGAATTAATTGATTTAGATGTAAACTTAAAAGGTGAGTATTATGTTAGTCTTGTATATAATCTTCTTGTAAGAGATAACTTAAATGTTGGTATATTTGAGATTCAAAAGATGCTTCAATGGGGTACACCATACGATTTGGAGATTTACAAAGGATGGTCTAATTATTTTTCAAAACCATTCCTTAAAACTAAATCCAATCCTGCAAATACTACTTTAGTTTTACCAATGGCAGGTAAGGGAAGTAGATTTAGCGAAGAAGGATTTACTAATCCAAAACCATTAATTGATGTTGATGGTTTACCTATGATATTTAAAGCTGTTAATTGTTTACCAAAATCTGATAAAAATGTTTTTATTTGCCTTGATGAACATATAAAAAATTATGATATTGATACGGTATTATGTGATTATTATGATAATACCGAAGTATGGGGTATTAAACAAGTAACCGAAGGTCAAGCATGTACATCTGAAATTGGTATTAATAAATCTAAATTAGATTTGAATAATCCTATAATGATTTCAGCTTGCGATAATGGTGTTTACTATGATTCCGAAGAATATAATAGATTAGTCAATGATGAATCAATTGATATAATTGTTTGGTCATTTAGGAATAATCAGACAAGTAAAGTTAATCCAAATATGTATGCATGGCTTGATGTGGATAAAGAAGGATTCATTCATCATGTTTCTTGTAAGAAATTTATTTATGATGACCCATTAAAAACTCATGCAATTATTGGCACTATGTTTTTCAGAAAAGGAAAATATTTTATGGAAGGACTTCAAAAAAATTATAATGAGAATATTCGCACAAATGGAGAATTTTATGTTGATGATGTCTTAAATCAAAATATAAAAGATGGTCTTAAAGTAAAAGCATTTGAAGTTGAAAATTATATTTGTTGGGGAACACCAAACGATTACAAAACTTATAATTATTGGAAAGAATACTTTAAAAAATAATAAACATGATTACACCATATATAAACGGAAGATTAGGAAATCAATTATTTCAATATGTTTTTGCTAGAATAGCAGCAAATATAAATAAATGTAATTATTGCATACCATCCAATATTGAAGATGCTACCAATCTATATAATAATTGTATAAGAAAATTTAATTTTTATGTTGAATTACCAAATTACCCTTTAAATCCTCATTTTTGGACTGGTGATAAAATATTTAATGTTGATTTAGGATTTAATGACAATTACCTAAACCAAGTTGTTGGAGAATTAGATATTTCACAAATATCTGATGGTATGTTTTTATATGGTTTCTTTCAATCTGAAAGTTATATGTTACCATATGAAAATGAAATAAAAAATAATTGGTTAATTTTTAAAGACGAATTAAAAGAAAAATCGCAACCAATTATCAATAAATATAAACCTGAAGAATATTGTTATATTCATTTTAGAGGTGGTGATTATAAAACAATTGATAAGTATTTTCTACCAAAATCTTATTATGAAAATGCTATATTAAAAATAAAAGAAGAAAAAGCAAATATTAAATTTTTAATTATTACGGATGATTTAGAGGAATCAAAAAAAATGTTTCCTGAATTTGAATCAATAAGTAATTCGGTGGAAGAAGATTTTTACATGCTTACTCAAGCAAAATATATGATAATACCTAATTCATCTTTTTCTTGGTGGGCTGCTTGGTTAAATCAAAACGAACCTATCACAATTGCACCTGACAGATGGTTTAACTATAATAGTGGTGATAATTTTGACCCAATTGGTATAAAATGTTCAAAATTTACATATATTTGATATATGATTCAAAAAGTCGCTCACCTTGCCGACATACACTTTCAAAATAATTTGGACAGGTTAGCAGAGCAAAAACATATTTCAAGTCTCACAATCAAATCTCTTCTAAGTGATAGACCTGATTTAATTGTAATTGCAGGAGACCTATTTCATAATTATGTTAAACCTTTTAATGAAATTAACGTCCTTGCAGGTGATTTCCTAACCTC